GCTGTGTTGAACAACGGAACAGATTGAAGGCTGGTGCAACCTTGAAACAAGCTGCCCATGTTCGTTGCAGATGCCGTGTTGAACAACGGAACAGATTGAAGGCTGGTGCAGTTCTGGAACATGCTGGTCATCGTCGTGACAGCCGCTGTGTTGAACAATGGGGCCAACTGAAGGCTATAGCAGCCATAGAACATGCTTGACATGCTCGTGACAGCCACTGTGTTAAACAAAGGAACTGTCTGAAGGCTATAGCATTCATAGAACATGTTGGTCATGAAAACAACATTTACGGTGTTAAAAAGAGGAACTGTCTGAAGGCTGTAGCAGGCATAGAACATGTTGGTCATGACTGTTACATTGGTCGTGTTGAACAATGGCACAGCCTGAAGGCTATAGCATCCATAGAACATATTGCTCATGGTCGTGACTGCAGACGTATCAAACAAAGGAGTTGTCTGAAGGCTGTAGCAGGAACCAAACATGTTTATTGCGCTTGTCACTGCAGAAGTTGAGGCTGTCATGACCAAATTTCTGAGGTCAGACATCCCATAAAACAGATAAGCTGCCGTGTTCTGATTTCCCAGATTGACAATAGTTACCTGCTGAACTAGCTCCATGTATATGTTTGAAGCGCCAGAAGTGGTCGAAGAAAGCTGCAAGCCACTAGTTGTAAAATTAGGGCTTCCTACGGCAATGTCCAGCCAGCCAGTTTCATATTTATTCAAGCCAGTCTGCGTGTTCCTCAAGTTGAGATTGAGGCCAGTCAGGTTCCCGGTTGTCGCAGTCACGACCACCACTGCCATTTTGTATGGCAGGATTGTCCCAGAGCCATCATTCGTCAGCGTTATCGCAGAGCCGCCAGAGGTTGCTGAAACCTGGAAATTATTTGTCGTAGCATTTACGACATAATAAATCTGACCGGCGACAATTCCAGTCGTTGTCACAACGGTGTTAAACGATATCGTCATACCGTTTGTGTAGCCGTGACTTGTCCGGTTTACTGTGCTTGTGGCCGCTGTAAATGTAACGGGGGTGTCTGTCAGGCCTGATGCTGAATAGGCGTATTGATAGTTGGCCTGCGCACCAGACGTATAGGTCTGAGCGGAAGTTCCATCACCCCAATTTACAGTGTATGTCCCTGTGTCTGTCGTTGCCGAAAGAGCAGCGAAATTTGAGTCCGGGAACACAGCAATGAGACCGACAAACTTCTGGTCAGTTGGGCCGACTGTAGGCAGAGCGACCCATGATGGATTTCGAACCCATGGGGTGACCACACCCTGATTGCTTCGCGCAGATACAGCCGTGTGCCTGAACGCCATAGCAGAAGACTGAACTGTGCGGATCGACATCAGCTAATCTCCGAACCAAACAAGTTGAATGAGAGTGTTGCTGAACCAGCGTACACCGTCACAACGTCTGTGGTCGCCAGCGTGACACCTAGCGTCAAGAAAACAGTGTCGTATTGGTTGACATAGTTTGAATAAACGATGTACTGCGCCGCCGTCAGCGTGGCACCCGCTTTGCGAATGGCCACATTGTATGTGGTGGATGCCCCTTGGTTGCAAATTGCCAAGGTTGAGCAAACTGCCGAAGTCGAAGCCGGAACTGTGTATATGTCTGTGTTCGTGGTGGCAGCAGGAGCTGACTGCCCCAGGACTTTGTATGTGGTAGTCACCGCTTAAGCTCCCATCAGCATAAATATGTCTTGAAGACCTGAAGAGCCGCCGCCTCCTGCTGGACCAGTCGGACCTGTAGGGCCTGCAGCGGTTGAAGCCGCGCCTGTTGGCCCGGTTGGGCCTGTAGGGCCTGCAACGGTTGAAGCCGCGCCTGTTGGCCCGGTCGGACCTGTTGGCCCATTGGTTCCTGCGGCTCCTGTTGGCCCGGTAGGGCCTGTTGGCCCGTTGGTTCCTGCGGTTCCTGTTGGCCCGGTTGGGCCTGTTGGCCCGGTTGGGCCTGTTGGCCCGTTGGTTCCTGCGGTTCCCGTTGGCCCGGTTGGGCCTGTTGGCCCGGTTGGCCCGTTGGTTCCTGCGGTTCCCGTTGGCCCAGTTGGGCCGGTAGGGCCAGTCAGGCCAGTGAAGCCTGTCGGACCCGTTGGGCCAGTGGGACCTGTCGGGCCAGCGACAGTTGAAGCTGCGCCTGTCGGCCCAGTCGGACCCGTTGGCCCTTGGCTTCCTGCTGTCCCTGTCGACCCAGTCGGACCCGTTGGCCCGGTCGGCCCTGCAACATTTGACGCTGCGCCTGTCGGACCTGTTGGGCCGGTGGGACCGGTAGGGCCAGCGACAGTTGACGCTGCGCCGGTGGGGCCTGTTGGACCGGTGGGACCTTGGCTTCCTGCTGTCCCTGTTGGACCGGTGGGGCCTGTCGGACCCGTTGGCCCGGTCGATCCTGCCGAACCTGTTGGGCCGGTCGGCCCGGTCGGACCCGCAACCATTGACGCTGCTCCGGTGGGGCCTGTAGGTCCTGTGGGCCCGGTCGGACCCGCAACCATTGACGCTGCGCCTGTCGGCCCGGTAGGGCCAGTCGGACCCGTTGGCCCGGCAACAGTTGATGCTGCACCGGTAGGACCTGTTGGGCCTGTCGGACCTTGAATGCCAGTTGGCCCGGTCGGACCGGTGGGACCAGCCAGGCCTGTCGGACCAGTTGGACCCGTTGGCCCGGCAACGGTTGACGCTGCGCCGGTGGGTCCTGTTGGGCCTGTGGGGCCGGTCGGACCTTGAATGCCAGTTGGTCCGGTGGGACCTGTAGGTCCTGTGTGGCCGGTCGGCCCGGTCGGACCCGTTGGCCCGGCAACGGTTGACGCTGCACCGGTAGGGCCGGTCGGCCCGGTCGGACCCGTTGGCCCTGTTGGACCTTCAATCCCCTGCGTTCCTGTAGGACCAGTCGGGCCGGTTGGGCCTTGAATGCCTGTTGGCCCGGTCGGACCTGTCGGACCCGTTGGCCCGGTGGGACCTTCAATGCCTTGTGTTCCTGTGGGGCCAGTCGGACCTGTTGGCCCGGTAGGTCCGGTTGGACCTTCCATTCCTTGCGTTCCGGTCGGACCCGTTGGCCCTGTTGGACCCGTTGGCCCGGTCGGACCTGTTGGCCCTGTCGGACCGGTCGGCCCTGTAGGTCCAGCAACAGTTGATCCTGCGCCGGTGGGGCCAGTCGGACCGATGGGACCGATGACTGCAGCAATGGGAAGCTCAGGCGGATTTTCATCGCCAACCCAGAATACTGTGGGCAGAACCGTTGGGCCGCGCCAATATGTCGTCGGCGGATTCGATATGCCCCGCCAGTATAGCTGGAAGCTGGTCATGCTGCGGGTGTCACACTTTCAACAATGTTGATGACCTGCGTCGTTGTGACGGCGATTGTTGAGCTGCCCGACATGATTAGAGCATCCGTAATGTAGGAGCCGGGTGTGAGAGCAGCGCAAGTCGCAGCATCAATCACACCTTCCCAATACGCTGGGGCACCATCAAGCGCCGGGTAATACGTCACAGCAAATACTGCTGTTGGTGCAACAGTGACTGGAGGTGCTTGAAGGTTGTAAGAAACCTTGAGCGACATCGTCACAGTCAAGTCTGCAGGATTGTAATCACCAGCATCTGCAATGACAAGATCAGCAATGATTGCTTCACCGCGAGGGTATGTGAAGGGGATTCCCATGTTGTGGTCCTTGCAGGCTGGTCGCCGCTTTTGCAGCTATACTTTGCCTGAAAATAGCTCCCAAGCAAAGTGAAAGTTTTGATTTGATCAAATTAAGATCAAGGCTTGATCGTTACAGCCCAATTATGAGCATCGATCGCATAAGTCACAGAGCTTGTGCAGGCTTGCAAGTCGCTGGTGGATACCACGACGGAATCTGTGGGCACGACTGCAGGAAGCTCGGAACTGTCACCTTTGGCGGGGGAAGAGGTTGAGCCGGAACTACCTTTAGCGGCTGCGGGCTGCACGCGGTGAGAAGCGATGTAGGCAGCAGCGTAAGAGTGAGCATCTTCAAGATGAGACTCGTAGTCTTTTTGTGCTTTTTGGGCTTGATCATTGTACATTGCCTGTTCGTGAGCGAGAGCTTCCTGAGCGATTGCTGCGGCAGCTGCCTGAGTTTCCTTGAACTGCTCTGCTTGAATCCTCACAGCATCAGCATTGGCGACAGCGCGACTGTCAAAGTGCCAAGCCAGAGCCGACACAGCGAACAGCGCGCCAAGATACCAATACCTGCTCAGGAAGCCACAGAGGAGGCCAAGGAGAGCGTTCACAGCGCGTGACCTAGCAGCGCCGCCAGGATGACGACCGGAGCCCAGAAAGGCCACCCTGAGACGAATGTAGCCTTAGCCTTGCCAACGAATGTTTCGGCCTTGGCCTCTGCCTTTGCTTCGACGCCTGCTGCAATCGCTTTGATGTCGCTTTTGATATCAACCATCGGACTTTTCCTTTTTGCTGATTGGCTTCAGAACGACCGCACCTTCGTGCTTGACAAGGTCGGCAAACCAGAATGGGGCAGGAACCTGATGAATCCCGAGGCCAGCGCCGCGATGGCATGGCATGCAGAGAACCATAAGGTTGCGAAGGTCATCAGGACTTTGTGGGAGCGGATTTCCGCCCTTCATGCCATCTGCAGCGAAACCATAAGCATCCCACTGATGCATGATGCGCAGAACCTTTGAAGGGTCCGCATTATTCCACTCGCTCCACTCGATGATGTAGTGGTGGACCTCAAGGTGGTCTTTTCCGCCACACTTCCAGCAGCCGAGGCCGAGCTTGTGAACGAGGCGGTGCTTGTTGGCATCAAATTCAGCAGTGTTTGCGCTGCCCCGATCGATGTGTTCAGGGTACTCGACATCAACCCGAAGACTTTCGAGCTGCTCGTGAGCTGGTGTTTTATCCATTGTTCGAAGCCTCCGGAGTCAGTTTTGCGCCTACACCACCGCTGACCAGAATAGCACTCCAGGCCATTGCGAATGCCTGATAGACTTCTGGGGTCAAAGTGTTATGCCACATTTGAGAGGCGAACGCCAGAGCAGCCATGAGCAGACCTGTGGCTGCGCCCACCCTTTGCATTGAATATGTTTTGTTGTCGCTCTCTGTGAAGAGGTCTGTGACGAATTTCAAACCCACGACAATGCCTTTTCCGTTATTCTTTCTGTCCTGGCGAGCCAGCCATTGCCGAACACTTTGAATGTCGGCAAGCCTTTGTAGAAATTGGCTCGAGCCTTTTGATAGTCGCCAACGAGGGTCTTGATTCCTGTCGCTCGCAGAAACTGCTGCGCCGCGAGGATCGTCTGTGTTCCTGCATGACCATCAGCCGGGCAACCGACGATCTTCTGAAGTTCCATCACTGCACGACCATCGCCGCCGTTGACTGCAAAATCAAAAACACACAGCGCCAACGGCAGAGGATATTTGTCGCAGCTCGTGGCTTGCCAATATCGATTGCGGTAAAGCGGTGTGACACCGATCACTGACAGCGCCTTGATGTCATTGACCGAAACAGGATGGCCGACCCAGCTTTCCCAGCTGCTTTTTGTCACACCGAGATTGGTTGCGCCACCGGGATCAGCCGGATTGTCCACGAAACCACCCTCTTCACCAAGTGTGACTGGCAAGCACTGAAGAAAAGGGTCTACCGGCATCTCAGTCTCTTTCGTTTACTTCATGGGCGGTGTGTGAACGCCCAAGCCAAGGAAGTTGGAGAGTGCCGCGAGCAAGCTCACAACGATCGCAAGGATGGCGATCCAGTTGGAGTGACCGTCTTTTCGCTCTTTCTTGGCCCCTTGCTCGTGGCCTTCTTGAACCTTCAAAGAGATGATGTCTCGGTGAAGGCCAGCCACAAGATCTTTGATCTCTTTAAAGCCAGCATCAACCTTGATTTCAAACCTGTCCATACGGTCGTTCAAGGTGTCCTCCACCCGCTGAATGCTTCTTCCAGACGCCTCAGCCATTGCCTGCGCCTTTCCAATTTCAATGCCCAGTTCGGCATGGGTGGGTGAGATCGTGGACATCGGGAATTACCCGTAGAACGAAACTAGCAGGGTGGAGCCACCAGCGTTGGTGGAGATGAATTGGATGGAAGAAAGATCTCCTGCAAAACCCATAGGCTCAAGGCTGACCGGCATGATCATGCCACCGCCAAAAGCAGCCGTTGGTGCGACGCCATCATCACGCCAATTGACAGCCTGAGTTGCCGCCTGAATGAGTGCAAATTTGGATTTTGCAGGGACGGTGAGATTTTGAGCGGCGGAGTTGGTGAGCGTCAGTGTTGCAAAACCAAGAGGCGAATACTGACCGGGGAAAAGATTCGACATATATCACCCTTTGATTAGAAGCCAACGGCCCACATTTTGATTGTAGCTGAATCACCTGCACCGCCAGTGTTGTAATTGACGATCCAAGTTGTGCGATATTGCGACGCGCTGATGCTGCTTACGTCGATGACGCAGCCGCCGTTTGAAACGCTGGTGTTGTCTTTGTATGCCCCGTCGCAGAACAAGCAAGCGTTCGGGAACGGGGTCGGAAAGCTGTATGTCTGGCTCGAGTTGACTGTGCCAGAAACCGAAGCCCATTGAAGAATAATTTCTGTCTGAACGCCAGCAACCAGGACTGGGATCGTGGCATAACCATTCGCAGTCTGCGACGATGCGCCAAAGCCAAGGCCAGCCAGCAAAGCCGAGATGCCAACGTCACTGGGCGCGGCAGGGCTGCCAGAGATGTTCGCCTTGACTGTGTTGGCAGCCATTGGTGCGAGGTTCGAGTTGAAAATCTGAGCAGGCTCGCTCAGCAGCTCAAAATTGCTGCCGTCCCAAGCCACTTCAAAGATGCAGCTCGCAGCCAGCTGACCAGCCTGAAGCGGCTGGCCATTCAGGAGAACGCTCTTTGCACCGAGGCCATTGACGTTGAGGGTGTATGCGCCTGTATTTGCGGAAGCGATCTTGCCGACGCGGATCGGCGAATAGTAGATGCTCGAAAGGCTTGTGGTGGCTGGGTTCAAAAAGATCGAGCCGGCATTCTGGGTTCCGACATCACCAGCAGCATTGCCGGTCTGCGACTGAATGTCGCTCGGTCCAGACAGAGTGCTCAAGAAGCCAGCTGTCGGGAAGTTCGCAAATATTGCACCAGTCGACCAAGCGGAAGCTGTCGTGTTCTCTTGGCCACGAACGACTGTCATGGTGTCGCCAGAGCGAGCAGTGACCTTTACGATCTCACAGTTGGTCGGTGTGAGCGTTGTCGTCCCAGCAGCGAAGATGGTTGCTGTGAAAAACTGCTGACCGGTCAAGGTGGGGAAATAAAGATTCCCGGTGCCTGCTGCCACAGTGATGGTGGTTGCAGTGCTGGAGATTCCGCCGCCTAGCGTTGTGCTGGCATTGTTGGAGAACTGTTCAAGACTCATCCTACCACCACCGTCCAAGTAATCTGAATGGGAAGTTCAATTGCGCCAGTTATCACTGCCGCTGCAAAAATGTTTGATTCAATGCCGACCGGGAGCGTAATTGTCCACTGCTTAAAACCGGTCGGCACAACAGAGATGTTGTATTGCGTATCATTCACGACATCAGTGCCATTGGCACCATTCAGAAAACGATTGATCCTACGCTTCAGCCAAGTCGGCGTGAAGACTTTTCCGTCGCCTTTGTAAAAGGCCCATGTGATGATTCGACGGTAAGTGTCATCGCTCGTCGATGTGTTGGCGAGGCTGATAACCCAATTCGCAAACGTTCCAGAACCGCCTGTGCTCGTCACTGTGATTGTCATGGAAGTGCCGGTGTAGGCGGTTATGTATCCCTGCATGTAATTGGCAAGGTTAGAAGCACTTGCGACGCTCACCTGATTGCCGACTGAAAAGGCCGAGCCTGTTGCCGGGGTGCTGACTGTGAAAGTGTAAGAGCCAGTCCCGATCGTCGCAGACGTTGTGCTGGTCAGATTGGCATAGCCTGTGCCAGCGCTGAAGCCATTGAATGTCAGGGAGTTGACGGTGAACGTATTGACATCACCGACTGTCAGTGTTCCGCCGCTGACAGCGAGCTGCGGACGAATTATTCCGTAAATGCTCTGACCGACAAAATCCAGAAAGCTGCCAGAGATTGGCGCTTGGGTGTATATCGGCAGGTTCAGCTGATTGAACCAGTTGATGTAGGCTTGAGAATACTGATTGTAAGCAGTGAAAAAGGCCGCAACGTTGTCATCGTCCTGGTACTGCAAATACAGGTACGCAGGGATTGTGTTCTGGATCGAGGTCGGTCCAGTCACAGGCCAGTTTGTGCTTACGCCAAGTGTCACATCACACCTGCGTGATTACGATGTTGTTGGAAGTGACCGTAAAATAGCTTTCAGGATCACCGTAGATCAGCGATGTCCCGACTGCTGGATTCGCCTCATAGCCGTTGATCGTAACTGTAAAATCAAGATAGCTGATCAGAGCCGGGTTGCCGTTGAATAGGCCAAGAACAGACTCAATGAAGTCTGTCTGAAGCGCAAACAGGTTGATCGGAGCGCCAACCGGAATGCTGTTGATGTAGGCCAGAATCGCAGCATTGCCCAGCTGTGCAACTGATGTCGCAGAAACATAGTTGGGGCTGATCGAGTTCCAGGAAAGCTGAATGTAAACATTCTGCGCCGGAGGGTTCACAAAGGGAACTGTGTAGGTGTCCGGATAGCTGTTGATGTTCACCGAGATGTTGCGCGTGTTCGGTGTGACTACGCCGCCACCAGTGTATGCGCCCGACGACGATGTGTTGACGCCGAAGCTGAATTGTGTGGGGCTGATGACGGTGACTGTGTATGGCCCACCGTTGACGCCTGACATGCCATTGACGCCAGAGATGTAGACATTGCTCTGACCGGTGATGAACCCATGGTCGATGTAAGTTGTAACGACTCCGGGATTGGCAACGGTGACATTCGTCACTGTCGTTGTGGAGCCGACCAGCGTTGAAATATCAAGGCCAGAATCATAGATGGCATTTGCCACCTGATAAGGGTCGCCGCCGCCGACGATCACTTCCCAGCCGCCGCCGTTGACCTGCTTGATGGCGATCAACCGAGGCTGAACGCTTGGGACATTCGACAGCAGCGTCTTGGCCATGCTGGCGTTTCCTTGACCGGAAACCAGCCCTGCCTGAAGAACCTGCGCCGCGAATTCCTGCTGGGTCTGAGCGCCAGCGCTGGGTGTGCCAACCTGAGGATTGGTCACCGAAAGGCTGATGCCTGTTGGCACGCTTGAGATGATCGAGCTGACGGAATTGGCAGGAACCGCCCATGTTCCGCTCTGCGTTGCGACCGCATAAAGCGCAACAGACGAGCCAGAGCTTCCGACGATGCCGCCGTCCTGAATCTGGTATTGATATGTTCCGTCAGAAACCAGAAAGCCGGGAGGAATCTGGAACCCGATGGTCCCAGTGAACACGACATAGACTGAAGTGTTGGAGGTCGTCCCTTGTGCGACGCCATAGATATTGCCGAGCTCAGTCAGCAAATAGGCATTCGCGCCGAAAGGTGTGATGGAGTTGATTGTCTCGACCGCAGCCGCGTCGCACAGTGCAATCGCATAAGTCGCTGTGCTGGCAAGGTCTTCAATCAACCCACCAGGAAGGACAGTGTATCCCGGATTGTTGGCAGCCACCAGCTGAATCAGGTTCGCCCAAAGGGTCGCCGGGGGCGTTGGTTGTGCGCCAGCATCAGTCACTGTGAAGTTGACTGTGATTGGGGTTGAAGTTGAAGAGGTCGTTGTCATCAGATTGGCACCGGACTTATGAGAGTAGCGCCGGGATTGGCTGTCGCATTGATGCTGTAGGTCGGATCATAAGACGGCTGTCTTGCGATCAACAACTGCAAGAAATACTGCGAGAAGTTCTGCTGAGTTAGTGTGACGTAATAATCAGGGAAAACCTGAGTCACTGCACTCTGCTGAGCAGGTATTCCATAATTGCCATAAAAAGGCGATTCATTCAAGCCCAGCTGAAGGACTTGTGCAAGGGTGGTCAGCCAAACCGCATCATTGTAGCCATTGGCATCGGTCGAGACTTCAACCCAAGTCGAGCTCTGACTTGTGCCAGTTTCAGTGGATCCTATTCCACTCAAACCGATCTCAAAGAAGCCGATCGCGCCGCTATAGTTGCTGGTTGTTGTGACACGGCCCCAAGTCCTCATAATGTAGCCCTATAAGAATTGTGACCGGAGGCGCTATTTTCGCCTTTTTCGCCGAAAAAAGAAAGCTGTTTTTTGCGAAATATAAATCTCTTTTATACCACAATCGTGCAGAAAGGTGCGACGCTTGGGATTACGATTGTCGCATTAAGGCGAGATGCAGCCTGCTCAATTGCCTCTGTCAATGCAACAACTTCTACTGCGATCGCAGCAGCCTGTGTCACAGACTTCAGAGCCGGGGCATACTGCTCTTCAAGGTACGCGATCATCCCGGCAACCCACGTTATGAGGGTGGGGAGCGTTGTGGGTGGAATCAAAAGGGCTTCGATGGCGGTCAGAAGCTGCTGCTGACCGGCCAAAGCTGAATTTATAAGCCCGATCGTTTTGTACGCTTCGTTGGTAAATTTCTGAAGCTCGTCCTCTGTTGAGATGACAAGCGACTGCTTGATGAGTGCTTCAAACCAAGCGAGGTTGATTGGAGGGTAACAATGGATCATCAGTAAATTCCTGTAACGATTCCGTTGCTGACTGTCACTGTTTGGCCAGTTGGAGTTGTGAAGTAGCCAGAAGCGCCGTTGCCAACCGTGACGGTTCCAGAGACTTCAAGATTGCCATTCTCGCCTTCAATCAGAACACCAGTGGGCGCAACCTGCAGGTTGCAGTTTCCTGTCGGTTCAAGCAGTGTCACTGCACTCTGGTTGATGAATTCCTCGCTCGTGCTTCCGAGCCAGAAAAATGTCATCGCAGCAAGATTGCCAACTGTGTCCTGCAGATTGGGTGTTCCACCACCAAGGCCAGTCAGGCCACCAAGGCGGAGGTCTGCAGAAAGAGCGACACCGATGTCTCCAACCTGAATTGGGTACTGAATGTAAGGCGGTTTGCCAACAGGCATTGTGATCTGCGGAAGGGGCGCAGGCGTGGAGGCAACTTCAAAATTGACGAGGACGATCCCAGGGCTGATGACTGCTGCAACAGTGCAAGGGAGACCCTTGCCAAGCGCCTGAATTCCGTCCTGTGTCTTGGCTGAAGCAAGGCGTGTGACCGATTTGGCAATCGGCAGCCTTTGGGAGTTGTCGTCGTACATGCTCATACGTCAGAACCTTCTGGCGAATCTGTGACTGCTGCCGTGTTCTGGGTGTATGCCTGAAAGACGCTAACCCAGCTTTGAGCGTCGCCTTGCCTTGAATTTCCGACATGGCGAATGTCGCTGATGATCCATGTTCCATCAAATGCGTCAGCCGCTCGTGCGTAGCTCTGACTGTTGACGTTCGTTATTGCCTGAAGGCCTGCGATGGCAGGGAGGGATATTTCAGAGCCAATCGTAAGGTCGGCACGCATGACTGTAGTGAACTGAATGGTGTTTGAATTTTGCCATGTGGGCGACCCGATCAAGTCCTGCTCAAGGATCTGGATCTCTTCAGTCTGCTGACCATTAATTGATGTCGGAACAGTTCCGTCAAACACATTGATTGTTCCGCCGCCAATCGATATGCTGACGCCTTGATAGTCTGGGTCGTTGTAGATGTCTTTGCTGACCATCTTCACGTAATTTGACAGCTGAGGAAGCGTGTAATGAACAGTTGGCTCATCAGCAGGAAGGACCAGCTTAGAGCTGATGCTTATGTTTATTTTTGAATTTGGGTAAGCAATCTGAAGGCAGTTCTGCAAAGCGGAAGCAAGGGTTTGCCCTTTCTTCCAGAAAAGCAAGAAGTTGCCCGGAGCTGCTTGTGTCGATGACCCATCAGCCTTGATGATAAATTCAAGGGTCTGTGTGAGACCTTGCCAATTGCCGAAAGCCTGAAACAGAAGTCCAGATATGAGCAGGCCAGACTGATTGTTGTTGAACCCTTCCGTCGCAAGCGGAAGACCCGGCTGCATCCCTCCGAATATCTGGATGTTTGAGCCGTTATAATTTGATGCCTGAGAGATCTGCTCTTTTGTCGGACCCCAAATGCGGACCCAAGATGCGCCTTTATCGGATGGCGAGTCATAGGCTCCGACCTGAAGGTCCATCTCAATCATCTGAGCGCCAGTGTCGCAAGCGTTATTGATACGGTTCGTCCAAACGCCAGAGGTGTTCGAAGGCGCAGCAACGCCAGCAGCTTGCTGCGCTTCTGTGCTTGGAGCAACGACAATCCGATAGTAACGACTCACGGACTGACCTCAAAATTGTTCGTTGATACTCGGTAAACGAGCGTTGATGTCGTGAAATAGCCTTCAATCAGATTGATGTCGTAATCAAGCGGTGAGCCGGTCAAAGGCTTCTGCATGACAAAAACATTCTGAAGGGTGTAAACATTCAGGATCCATCGCGCGCCAAAAAGGTTCCACGTCACAACAACGCTGTAAACCTGACCATCAAGCGTCGGCTGGAATGAGAAGTTCTGGCTCGTCGTTGGCGTAAACTGTGTCAGGGTCGTCATGGCTTCCCTCGAATCAATTCTGGCTTGCTGGGAGAGGGCTGCTCAACGAAGAAGTTGGCGGTGCAATGTTGCTCCCAAGCGCGCCAGCATTGCCAGGAACATAGTTCTGGCTGATGTTTGCTGCCGGGTTGGAGGCGAAGGATTTTCCAGGCTGATACTGAGGCGGGTCACCCTGCGCAATCAGCTGACGGCTGATGTTTGATGTAGGCGGATTCTGTGATGGCAGCTGCGTCGAAACAGACAGAAGAGGCTGCATGAAATTCCAGATCCAGCGAACCTGAACCTGTGCACCCTCTTCTTCGTCAGATGCATCAATCAGGCTCTCGAGCAGGCATCCGGTGTAGACGTAGCTGGGAGTGCAAACATTGTACCAGCCACCTTTTGCGGTGTGAGTGTCAAGAGCCTTTTTGAGAGAAGTGATGATTGACAGCTTGCTGGTAACAGTCACCACATTGTTCGCTGGTATCAGCATCTCCATTGATATTTTCAGAGGTGCTGTGATGACTGCATTGGCAGCAGTCGTTTGGTTTGCGAACGGATAGGTCGCAATTTCATTGGACATAAGGCTGTGACCAGTCACTGGCCTGAAATTCGCCCAATTGGTTTGCTTTGCGCCGATGCCGGTGTTGATGTTCAACTTCGTCAGCAGATCGATGATGTTGAGCATGCCTGTTCCAGCATAGCCATTCACCAAAATGATCGGGGTCGCCTGAAAGCTGTATTCATAATCTGTGAAGTTCATCAGATTGACGCCGTGTGAAGGGTTGTTGCGATGGACTGGCCTGTGTGAGATTTCAGGTGAACATCATGCTTGAAGTGGGTCGCAGGCTTTCTCGTTTTCGTGCCTCGCTCAACTTTGTTCATCTCGATCATCAGCTTTTCAAGAACGCGATCATCGTGAAGGTTCAAGTCCTGGTTTGGCTTGATCCCGAGACCTTTCGAAAGCCTTGCGATATAGTTCAGAGCACTTTGATGAGTGTTGCCTTTTTGCCACTCATTTGACCATCCATGCTGAGGATCGTTGATTATCTGCTCAATGGTTTTTTGACCGTGAACGTCATAATCTCGCAAGAGCTGACGCGCCATTGCAGAAGCGCCGCTTTTCAGATCAGGGAAGTGAATTGGTCCTCGTCCAGACATTATGTTGCCGGGATTATTGTTTCGGTCAGCAACCGAACCATTGCCGAGGGTTCCGCCAAGATCGTTTGCAAAGGCAGCACCAGCCCTGGCAGCCGAAGCCGAGAAGTTGGGAGAAAGGCTGCCTTTAACTGTCGGTGAATATTTTGTGTAGCTTGCGTTTTCCCTGCCCGGTGCAGTGTTGTTCGAATCAGCACCGCCCATGCGCTCTCTCAGGGCATCGACAAGCGGGAAAACCCAGAGACCCGGAAAAGCGCCGCCAAACTTTTGCGCGATTGATGTGTCTGCCTCTTTGTCCTCTTTTGGTGTGTTCTGGAACAAAAGAGTTTTGAGGGTGGGCAGAAACTTGACAAGGATGTTGGCAGTTTCGCCGATTGCCTGAGCGAAATTCTTAAGTGATTTCTGGAAATCAGGGCTTTTTATTTCCTCGGCAAAATCAGAAACAGCCTGCTGGAAGCCTTGATCACTGAAAATGTCTGCAAAAGCGTCAATGCCTGCTTCAGCCAGCTTTTCGAATGAGTTGATTATTTTGTCGAGCGAGCCATTCTGAACCATGACAGAGATTTTGTCTGTGAAGAATTTCTGAAGCGTCATGCTCGCTTCATTTATCCGCTTGTCAAAATCCTGCCAAGTTTTGGCGTCTCGATCGCTGAGCTGGAATTTGCTTTTGAGGCCGCCATACTCTTGCTGAGACCTGCCAAGCTCGCCAGACTTCAATGCATCTGCAAGGCGACGCAGATCCTCAGGTGTGAAGATGTTCGTCAAGCCTTGAGCCTGAGCTAGGGCAAGGTTGCCCTTGTCCTTTGTGAACATCTCAGCGGCACGCCGTGCAACCTCGAGCGAAAGCTCTGCAGGGTCTTTTCCGCGCGGGTTGACACCCATCTGAGAGAATGTCGCCCACTGGCTGGGGTCGGCCTGCATGTTGGCAACATTGCCGACGACAGAGTTGACGTCATAGTAACGCTGCATCGTCAGGTTCATCGCCCGACGCTGACCGATGCTGATGCCTGCGCCTTGCGCTTCCCGCCGCTCGTTGCCGATCTTCCCAGCGACATGCTCAAGGCCGAACGTCATGACGCCGCCAGCAAGGCCAGCGCCTATGGACCATTTTGCAAAATCAGCGGCAAGCCCGACAAGAGTCTTGTAAGACTTCTTCATCGTCTCGATCGCCTTTTGACGGCGATCCTGCTTGTCCTGCTCAAGCTGCTGCAGGCGTCGCTCTGCCTTTTCAGCCGCCTCTTGGCGCTTGGCTTCCTCTTCAGCAAGCTGCTGCGTTGCTTCAATCTGATTGTTGATGTCAGTGACGATGGCTGCACCCAGAGCAGCGAAACTGGCTGCCTCCCGGTTTACGTCCTTCCACATCTCAGGTTGACCCTTAAGGTTTTCCTGATACTTCCCAAAAGCTTCCATGAAACGCTTGAAAGCGGAATCATCGACAGGGATTTTGAGGATAGGTGCAGTCATCGATCACTTACCCTTTAGTTCGCTCTTGCGAGCATTGCAGCCATGGCGCGAAAACCATCCATAGTGTGACGCTGTCTGAACGCCTCTGCAGTGTGATATGTATCCCAAGGGTCGCCTTTGTCTTTGAAGAATTCTTGCCAGCCTTCACCGGCAAGCCAATTCAAAGCATTGGAAACTATGCTGGGGTGCTCTCGCCAATAGCATCTGCGGGCGTCGACATCTTCAAGGAATTCGCGTATTCCGTAGAGTTGAACAATGTGGTCTGCAATTCGTAAATTGACGCCATCCCCTCCACCATCGCTTTTCGATCTGGCCTCGGTGGCATTACCGATGCCACAGTAAAAAAAGTCAGAAGGTTCATAACCTCTGCTTTTTCTTCTGCGTCAATCAGATTTTCGGAAAGAGCGATGTAAAGGGGGGTGGGTGACCAGCCACTCTCTTTTGTTGAGTGGATGACATTGCTCAGCCGTGTAATTTCAGCCAGGAGGCCGGATTCACCGCCAACCCCATCTTGACCATCCCACCAGTTGTGACCCAAGCTGCGTGTTGTCGATTTTGCAGTGTCCTTGAGAATCAAGGCTGCAACACTTGGTGCGCTGCGAGGGTCGAGGCCATTCTGAATAAATCCGCTCCACGTTTTCGCAAGAACCATGTGATAGAATTCAAATGTTTCAGGTCGGATCGGTGTTGAGTGGATGTAAACAGTTGTGCCATCTTCACGAGTGATTGGGATGACAAGATTGAGTTGACGGTTGATTGCGGCCATTGCGAGTGTCCTAGCTGAATTTTACAGGAACAGAGAATTGTTGACGTAGTAAATTCCCTTGAGCATGACAGGATAATCGTTGCTTTCACCTGTCAAATCAAGTTCATTCACATTCTGGAGAATGCAATTCGAGATCCGATACTTGCCGAGAATGGCAGAGTCGGTCACCACAACGACATCACCGATCGCGGTGTTCGTGTTGCGCTGCTTCTCCCAAAGGGTTGATTGAATCTGGCTTTTGTTCAGGTACATCGCAACCGTAGCGACCTGATAAAGGCGAGGCGAAGGCACTGCGCCAGTAAGGGTTGCGATGTAGTCCGAAGCATCACCTTCAAAAGTGATGCGAGCGACTTTTGTGCCGAAAAAGCCAGAAGTTATGTTCAGCGCAGGGAAGTTGATGACCGATACGCTGGTAAGCGCGCGGTTCAAAGTGCCCTGTGGAGTAAGCGGATTTGCCATTGTCTTGACCCCTGTGTTTCCGTTAGCCGATCAGCAACGTTGTTGCTTCAAGGTTGAAGTAGATGTTTAGGAACGGAAGCTGCGGAATCCAAACGCAAGAGATGCCGGAATACTTTCCAACAGCGTAATCATTCGGATTTTCTGCAGAATAATCCGCCATTGGCTCTGCGTTCACCACGATCTGGCCTGCGTAAACGCCTGAATTAAGATTCGCACTGAACTGCGCGACAGGGAGGTTGGTTGCGATAACCTGACCGTTGCCGACGCCTGCACTGACACCATTCTGAGCGACCTGAACAACGCGATTCTGCAGGCGATCGATGCCCTGCTGGTTGTAATACAGCGGATTGACGCTTGATGCCGACCCGTTGATCACTTCATTGGCAAGAGCGATCTGCATGTTGATCTGGGCCCAGTCAACCGAATACCAGAAGTTCCAGAAATTCGCGTCCGACATCTTCCCTTGATAGATGATGTTGTTGGAAATTCCGCCCTGCTGGCCTGTGCCAACCCAGCCAACATTCGCAACAGCCAGTTCCTGAAGAACAGACTGATTGCCAGTCGTTGGGTAAGCGGTCGTGCCAAAGCTGGGCGAGTAGCTGAGAGGAACCAGCTTGCTGGCGCTGCTCGGATTCTGAGAAATAGCGTTGCCGAATGCCGAAGCCAGAGAGAATTCCGTGGCGGGAATGTTCGGAGATTCAACTTCAGCATAGACGCACTTCAGCGCTGCATAAACTGCGCGGTTTGCGACTGTCGTCGTAACCCAGAAATACAGCTGCGAGTTGGTCGCAGTGTAATTGCTGCAGAGCGCCAAGAATGGAGCAGTGTCGTCCCAGTTGCGCGGAACCAGATAGCCATAAATCTGACCGCTGGTGCCTGCAACTTTGCCGATGAAAGTTGCAAGATCAGGAACATTTTCTGTCGGTGTGCCTTCGCCGAGCTCAACCACATAGACGCTAGGCACGCCGTTTCCTGCAAAATACGTTGTGCCCATCTGCGTAAGCTCAGTGACCGCGCCGAGCGTGATTGTGCCCGGAGTGGTTTCGGAACCGGGGTTCGTCACCAAAGGATAGGTGAGTGTCGTGGTTCCTGTAACGGTGCCCGAGAAGGTGCCGTTGTAGCCGGTCGGAGCAGCCCCTGCGATCGTCACAGGGATGACGTCACCGATTGTCCAGCCGTGCGGAGCTGTGGTCGTCACAGTGACGACATTGGTTGCCCACGCCAGAGACGAGATGGTTTTGCCGGGAGCCAGAAGGGTCTGCAGCTGTGCAAAAGTGCTGACCAGAGTGGCAGTGCCGGGCGTAAGGGTAGTTCCGCCTTGCGAAACAAGACCCCCAGTTTGCTGAAGGGTGCTGGGTGCCGGTGCCTGCACCACCGATGCATTGACGGTAACGATATTGAAAGTGGTCATTGTTCTGCCCTCTGGTCAGAGTTGATGGCTTTTGCGGTTTTACCGATTAGGTAAAGTTGCCAACAGCCACAACCGACACGTTCGCGCCTGTGGTCACAAACCAGCCGGGGGTAGCAACGGCAGTTGCCTTGGCCTGAACCAGAACCTGGAAAGGCTTGAGGTCAGCAACCGAAGTAGCGCCGCCAGCAAACAGGACGATGCCAGTGCTGCCCGAGCCATCATACAGTGTGACTGCACCCGGCGAAGTCGTTGCGGGAACGATGGTGATTGCATACAGCGTGTCACCGACCGCGCCGGTCGCACCCAGAACCGACTTGGTCTGGCTGGCAGCAACCTGAACGTGAGTTTCGTTCTTTTCCGTTACACGGAGGTTGCCCGCGCTGTCGAGGTTCGTGAAGCTAGCGCCGCTCGAAACAGAAAGAGCGGTCTGTACAGCAAGATTCTGGCCCATAAAATTCTCCTATAGTGGGACACAAGCAAAGATAATCAGTACTCTGGGTAGAAACCTTCAATGAAAGCACTCTGGATGATTTGGCGGGACAAGCTATTCATCCTATTCTGGTAGTAGTTCACATCAAACGTAATCACCTTTTTCTGAGCGATTGCGCTGATTTCAGTCTGACCCCGCTTTGCGTCCCTCGGGATAGGCGAGTTCATTATGCCAAAAATTTCAGGATTGTTCAAGGCGTAACTTTGGACTGAATCGATCCAGTCCATGATTGTGTTATTCCTGATGCCATAAGTCACGATCCGAACCGTGTCTTTGGCAAGCTGCCAGCGGTTGCCCTGCTTGTCCCAGAAGGGTGCAGACTGAAGCGGCGATGTGCTGTCCTCTGAAATGTCAGCCACGGCATAGGGAGGCTCAAGGTTGTCAGGCACCAAAAGGCTTGGGTAGATCGGAAAGAACTGATTCAGCTTTAGCCAGATCGGGAGAGAGTTTGACACCACCCGCTCTTGACCGAGAAGGCTGGGGTCATTCAGAATCTGCGAAGCAAGCGAAGAATAAACCGCATCACCGCTATAGTGATAAAGGCCAGCCTGACGATACCAACCAGAACGTGTAGAAAAAGCATATTGCTCACCATCAGTCGTGGCGAGATACAAATAATTGGGTGCGATATTTCCGAGATTGTTGATCGGCTGCAAGCTGGTGAAAACCATCCGGTGGACCGAGAAACTTTCGTCAGGGTCCTGACGGTTGGTCGTCGTGTGGTGAAGCGACCCTTGCGCCAGAAAGGTCAGAGAATATGCAGGGTCAACCGAGCCGGCAGCCAGCAGGGATGCCTTTGCCCAGAACACGAACCCATCAACAGGAAGGATCACCTGCTTGTAAAGTTCAAATTCAACAGTCTGCTGGAGGTCGAGGGTTTCCACCCCTGCCCGCAGAGTTGATGACATCTGGCCTTGATTGCCAGTCGTCTCGAAAATTGATCCGCCGCCGCTGGTAGCCATCATTCAACCCATGAACGCATGGACAGCTCGTAAGTGCCCGTATCGATGAATGACGGTCGCTCGCTAGGGCCAACTTTGGCTTTGAAGCGGAGCGATCTGCGGCTCTGAGCAGCCTTGGTCGGTACGCCTGGAATGCCCAAGCTCTCGATCTCAGCAGACATCAGGAATGTGCGGAATTCAGACTGAACAAACTGCCCTGTTTCTGCAAAAGGATCAGTAGGGTGACCGCCTGCGAAAAGGTCTTCTAGTGCACCTTCAGCCGAAGAAACAAGCGAAGCAGTTATGTCTTGCTTGCGAGCGTCATAGAATGTCTGCATGACGCTGTATTTTTCTTCAAGGATCGTTGCGACCTCAACCGTTGTTGTGGGAGCGCCGCGCGAACTTCCTTCACCGCGCTTTGTTTTGCGCTTGGGGGTAATACCTTCATTTTCGTATGGAACGTCAACGACACCCATCACAAGGTATTTCATGAAATCCCCCAGTTGGTGCCATAATCCTGAGCGTACCCAAGATATGTGCGACCCCAAACCGTTGTGGTGAGCTGAAGCTGACCAACTGTCAGATTTTCAGCCTGCTTAGGCACGACCATGCTTGCACTGGTGCCTTCGTCGCTCGAAGACTGAACGATGCCAGTCGTAAAGCCGAGCATGTTGTTCTGCTTGCGCAGGTACTGAAAAAAGCCATACTGGGTGGTTTCTACGGTGATGTAGATCAAGCCCGGAACATCGGGTGCCCATGTGGCAAGAAGGTGCCCTGCAAGGTTGTAAACCATCTGCAGGTAGATCGGGCCAGGAACACACATGAACGCAGTGTTGACGGTTGCGGCTGCCGTGTTGTACGCATAGCCGATAACCGGAGAGGTTGATGGCAGGTATTCCGCAGGCACACCCATCACGCCATAAACCCAAGCAGAGAAACCTGCCTCGGTGGGGATCGGTGTGTAGGGATATGTGCTTGCCATTGTGCCTCTCCGGTTTCGTCAGTTAGGCGTTCTTGGCTTTTCGGCCACGCGGAGCACCCTTCGTCGGATTGATCCGCAGACCTTCTTCCAGCTTGGGTGCAGTCATTTCAGGGTCGCTCTGACCGACCGACTCAAATTCCATCTCGAAACCGGTCGAGTCAGCATTGCTGCCCATTTCATTTGCAATTTCGCGCAGACCATAGTCCGAGACGATTGCGAGGTTCTGGCGACGCTTCACGCCGAGATCAGTCAGCATGCCCATGTTGTGCGCCTTGACATCTTCGCAGATGGCGCGCGGCACAGCCTTGTCAAGCGACCAGATCAGCTTGACCACACCCTTGGCCTTGGCAGTGCGAATTTCTTCCAGAGCCACAGCCCCAGCGCTGAATTCAAGCTGCTGGATGAGCTTTTCTGCCTGCCCAGGAAACACTTCGCCGCCGAACTGAACCTGCTGGCCAGCCGCGATTTCGAGGTATTTCGGAGGAAGCTGCTTTGCGTCCATCCGGTTGCCGTTGCCATCGACAGCAAAATCGAGCCGGTAGTAAACCTGCCTGTTCTGAGCCGTGCAGTTGACCACAAAAAGTCGTGCCATTTCCAAATCCTAAACGAGTGGTGCGAGTGTAACCGCCGTGAATGCACTCGCAACATCCACGGCGGCTACATGGTATTACTGGTAGTTGGCTGTGATGATCGTCAGAGCCTGCGGGCGAGGAGCCCAGCCCGGAGTCAGACGCCATTCGGACAGAACGTCCGTAGCGCCACCAGCAAGAGGCGAGATGATTTCGCGCGGAGCAGCCATGTCCGAATACTGCGTCAAGCAGGTCGGGTTGTTCGGCTTCAGCGTCGCGAAAACGTTGGTGTTCAGAGCGGCAGGGCCACTCGGAACAGCGACTTCAGGCATCGCAATCAGGATGATGTCGGCATTCGGCGAACCACCAGCACCCTGCAGGGTGTCGTCGTATGCCCACACCAGCTCATCGTCGTTGGCAACCAGCATGTTCTTCAGAACTTCGACAGTCGAAGCGGTGCCAGCACCAATGCGCTGGAACTGCGTCAGGCTGACGACGTTGTATTCGAACTGAGACAGCGTGCGCTGCGGACCAAGCACAACGAACTTGCGGCCGATGCCCAGCTGCAGAGTGCGCGTCTTGATCTGAGCGATCTGGTTCGCCAGGAAGAACGACATCTGACCATTGTCATAGGTGACGATGGTGTCGTTGCCGTACTGGTCAGGCGGCAGGTTGACGGCAGTTGCGCCCGGAGCGTTCAGGAAGCCTTCACCATACTGCGGCTGCAGACCGAACAGGGCTGCATCGCGAGCCTGCTGGAAGTGAGCCTGACGCATGCCGAGGCGATACGCTTCAGGAACCGCAAAACCCCAACGACCGCCAGCGGCGACGTCATGGTGATCATATTCAGCGCGAACGCGGAACTGATAGGTGTTGGTGTTGAACATCTGGGCGCTGATGTCCACACCCGGAAGCTGGTTGGCAGTCGACTGCGAACCGCTGATCTTGGTGCGGATATTCAGCTGCTTCGCATAGACGACCAGATCGTCTTCAGCCAGCTTGGCGCGCAACTTGCCGCCTTCCAGGACTTCGGTGTAACCCGAAGCCTGCTGGAACTGCATGAAAATTTCCGGTTCGCGGAACGAAGGTTCGATGATCTTGTATGCACCGGCGTTAATAGCCATGGTTCATTTCCTTTTCAAAAAATGGCTTCAGGCTTACGCCGTGGTGCCGCCAGTCAGCTGGATGATAGCGCAAGCGCCGTTGAAGTTCCAGTTCGTGTAGCCAGTTGCAGTGCTGTTCGAAACAGTCATGCAACCCGACGGCTGAACGTCCAGAACGGTTACCGGCAGAGCGCCGCCGTTGGCAGCAATCGTGCCGCCCGACGAGTACGTGCCATAATAGCCCGAAGCTGCCAGAGCCAGAACAACGACCGTGGTCGAAGTCGTGCTGACGACAGTCCAGATGCCATTGAACGTACCACCGGTGCCACCAGTGCTGACGATGCCCGACACTTCAATGTCGTCGCCAGCCGAGAGAACTGCCGTCAGGTTGGTGCCGACAGTGAAGGTGATCTGGCCACCCGAAGTCGCCGCCCATACCGCACCAGTGATGGTGACGGCATTGTAAGCTGGAGCATAAGGCACCAGTTCCTGAGCGGTGAAGTCCCAGCTGACCTGCTGGTTGATTTCGCCGCCACGCAGCGAGATCAACGACGGATCGCAAGCAACGGCGATACGTGCACGCGAGCCCAGTGCGTAGAAGTTCAGGCTCTGGCCCGAACCTGCAGTCGGGACCGTGTTGTTCGGGTCGGTGACGAGGTTGTACGTCTGATCGAACACAGTGAAGCCGACCAGAGCAGTCGAGCCGGTGAGCGAGGTTGCACGACCGATGACCGGACCCAGAGTCTGGCGAGGGCCAGTGCTGCTGATGGGCGAGATATCAGCATAGATGCCGATGCCACCCCACATCACAGTCGTTTCGCTCTGCGAGACGATGCCCGACTGCAGTGCGTTGCGTGTCGAAGGATCAGGGTAAGCCTGACCCTGGATAACGCCGGTGGACGAAGCGCCGTTGAACAGCCCCTGACCAGCGGTCGTCAGCGAAGGATAACCGTTATTTGCAGCCATTGTCTTTTACCTTTTCAGAAGGAGGTGATCAGTGAAAGCCACCAGCGCGGTTGACGCGGCCAGTGAAACCGCTCATCCACGAACCAGGTTCACCAACGAATTCGTTGATGATGTGGCCGCCAGCCTGACGCGAGATTTCGCGCAGCTGACCCGGCATCACGTCAGCACCACGACGAGCAGCAGCCGCCGAGTCCGCATAGATTTCGGTGAGGATCGTGTCAAGCATCGCGTCATCGCTGACGGCCGACAGACGGGCATTCGCCCACTTGGGCGAGTTGGCCTGCAGCTTGCTGCCGAGGCGACGCTTGTACTGCGTCGGGGTTTCACCCGAGAGCGGTGCCGGAGCGCGGTCACCAAACGCCTGAAAGGCCGGGTCAGCAGCTTCCTGGATGGCAGCGAACCGTTCACGATCGATGTCATTCAGCATTGCAGGTGCACGACGATTCATGGCAGCGATTTCACTGCGCAGGGCAGCGAGTTCTGCACGGGTGGAGTCAGCCACGCGCTTGTCACCTTCTTCATCCATATAGTCGTCATCGTCGTCCTTGCGACGAGCGTCCATACGCTCTTCTTCCGAGTCCTTGCGACGCTTGTCAGCAGCGACTTCGCGCGGTTCGCCGGGCTCTTCGACCTTCATGTCGTCGTCATCGTCGTCGCACTTGGCGTCTTCGACCTTTTCTTCAGCGTCCATGCGCTCTTTTTCTTCAGCGTCCTTGCGCTTGGAATCCATCTTTTCTTCCATGGAATCCATGCGGCTGCTCAGCGAGTCGAACTTTGCGATCGAATCACGGATCATGTCAGCGATCTGGCCGAGCTTCTCGTCAGCATCGCTGATAATTTCATTCTTGTGGCCCTGTTCAGGCATGGGTTTTCTCCTGGGTGGCGATTGCTGAACGAGAATGCAGGGCCATGGTGGCGGCTGCAACCCGAAGCAGACCTAGACGCGGGGTGGGTTTTGCGTTGCCGATTTGAATTGGGCCTTGAGAGTCGGCAATCGCATCAATACTCTCAACACCGGTAGGATCACCCCCTTTGTCCCACACACCATTAGCGCAAATGGCAATGTGATCGAGCAGGGATGGTTTGCCCTCAATGAGCATTACCTTGCCGTCTTCCAGCGTGACCCTATCATTTTCTGTGGGATCAGCGAAGTTGACAGCTGGGCTTGTGGACAGCTGATTGTCGCGCATTTCTTTCGCAGCTTCAGCGTCGTAAACTTTGGCGATCCCCCAGACTTCATCTGGTTTGTCAGCCGGGATATAAGGGAGCATGATCGAGCCGATCACACGGTCACTGAATTCTTTATCGTTCAGGAGAGACTTTTCTGGGTGTTCCCAGATCACAGCAAGACCGTTGCACCGAGCTAGGAATTCTTCGTTGATGTAGATGCTCGGATCTCTCCAAACAAATTCCTGCCGTGCATGGCGATAGCTGACGCCAGTGCCGGTAATACGGATAGCGAACAGCCATACGTTTTCGTACCTCTGAGGACTCGTCAGGCGATTCTCCGAGATCGCCCTAGCAACCCCTAGCTCGTCCATCGAGAAACGCTCCAGGGCCACCTGGACGCCAGGATGCATAGGCTGAGGAGGGGCACTGATCGGCGACCAAGCGAAACCATCATGCTCATCAAGATTGAGCTTGGGGGTAAACTGATGGCTGACCTTGACCAAGAACGTTGTGAAGTCGACGTCTGTGCTGGGAGCAGGCTCTTGCGCAGGGTCCGCAGGTGTCGCAATCAAAGCCTGCTCAATCGGAGTTTCAGCAGGAGCAAGTGTGCGTGTCCAGAAAGCCATCTCGCTTTCTTTGATGACGACACCTGCCTCTTCGTAGGTTTCCCGAATTGCGCCTTCTTCAAGCGTTTCGTCGCCTTCCAGCTTTCCGCCGGGGATCGCCCACTCGTTGGGGTGATCAGCGCCGTTGCCGCGCCTCAGAAAGAGAGCGGTGTCACCAGCGACGAAAAGGATGCCCGCAGCACGAATCATTTGCAATTCCAAGCCTTGCGCGACCAATAGTTGGCCGATGTTTTGTCGTCGGTGTTGCCTTGACCGGCAGAGCGAGCGCAATAAGATTCGCGGTGTTCGTCGCTGTTTTTCTTGATTCGCATGTTCGGATCGCCGAATTCAACCTTCTTGACATTGCCAGTCTTTGGGTCTTCAACGTAGACCTTGGACTTTTTGATGTCACCCTTCATGGGCTTGTTCAGCTCGACTTTCCGGCCATGGTATTCAGCGTCAACACGCGCCTTGAGTGCACCGGCAGCATCGGCCAGCGCGCTCATCGACTTACTGTTGACCTTGGTTTGCGTCATTGTTTGCGCTGCCTGTGAATCATGCCGCGAGCGTAGCCCTTCTTATAGGCGTCAGACTCTTTACCCTTGTAAGGGTTGTAAGCCTTCTCGCCACGACGACCGTCTCCGAAACCTTCCTTCTCAATTTCCTGGAGATTCTGCTCTTCGGAAGCATCCGAATACCCACCTTCACTGGTGCCAGCACCGGGCAGGTCACGTTCGGCGTCCGATCTACGATCAGGAAGCTGTTCAACACGGCGGATATCTTTGATCTCGCTGCCGAGCTGCTGTTTGGCTACTTTCTTTGCGTCGACATTGTGCTTTGCACGAACAGTAACAGTCGACTCTTTGCCTGCGCTGTTGATGTAGACGACGCTGAAACGCTGATCGCCGGCAGCGTCCATTTTGGAAACAGCAGAATCAACCTTTGCATAAAGCGCATCAGCCATGTGCAAGGCGCGCTGCAAAGGCGGCAGGCTGTCCATGCGCTCGGTGAATTCGCCATACGTGTACTGCGGGAGCGTCGTGGCGTACTTGAGAGCTTCGCTCTTGCTGTAGTCCTTCACATCCAAACGGATGATGGACTTCTTACCACCAGAGTTGCTCATGATAACCCATTCGTCGCCTTCTTGGCGGATGGTGGGTTCAGAGTCAGCCTTGGCCGATTCATCTCCATTGTTGAACTTGGTTTTGCTGGAGGGCCACTCTTCCATTGAACCGTTAGCCAGCTTGACGATAACGCTATCACCGCTTTCGGCCATCACGTTTCCAGCCTTACTGCCCATTTTCACAGGGCAATCGGTGTAGAAACCGTACTTATCGTAGAGACCTTTCTCATAAGAACCGCCAGGTTCACCGGGCTTGGGCTTATCACCACCATATTCTTTGCGCCAGCTCAAATGCTCTTTTCGAGCCTTGGAAACTTCTTCATTGTATTTTTCGGCAGCAGCCTCTTGTGCGATCGGATACATGCGATCCTTGCTCAAGGCTCGCATGTATTTGTTTTTCGCCTTCTGCTCAGCCATATTGTAGGCGGCTTTACCTTGCTCAAGAGTCAGAGAGCGCGGATCTTTCTTATTGCTCTTCTTCTCAGGTTCAGACTTCTTAGGTTCAGACTTTTCAGGCCCTGACTTAACGCTCCCAGCCTTCTGACCATTGAATTTACCGCCAGCACCGCCCTTGATTTCACCGTCTCCACCGACGAGAACCGGAGAACCCTTCATGGTGATCCAATGCTCTTTTCCATCATCGGCATCCGCACGACCAAGGATGGCTTCGTCGGCATCAGCCACAACACCAGCCTTGACTGCAGCTTCCTTGGCTTCAGATTCGCTGGCGAATGGTCCGCGATGTTCCTTGAAGCCGGGCACCTCGAAGAAGAATTCACCGTTCTTTTCGTAAACGCAGTCGGCTTTGGCGGCATCCCCACGCGGGTTATAGGGGACATCCGCACCCTTTTTGGCGAGCTGCCGCCAAGGCTTGTTGTAGTGATCGCGATCGCGCGGATCGGGCCGATCGGCATCCCCACGCGCCTTGTTATAGGCGATGGCGACAGCCTGCTTCTGAGGCTTGCCAGCTTTCATCTCGGTGGCGATATTGCGACTGAAACCGGGTGTGCCTTCTTTGGCTTTCTCAAGCGGCATGGGGATTTTCCTTAGCGGTTTGATATGCCTGCTTGGCTTCGTGCCAATCAGCGCTGTTTTCTGCTACGCCTTGACCGCGTAGATAATTCTCGATGTTCTTGCCGTTGTGTTGGCCGAAGGCACGCGCCTTGACGACCACGTGGCTTTCAGTGACAGTGACTGGCTTGGCAGGCTCAGCAGTCTTGGTGCGAGCGCGTTTCGCTTTGGGAGCGATTTCCATGCCGTCAGTTTCAAACATCAGCGTTCACGCCTTTGACAACTGTGCTGTGAATTTCGCGCAACAGCTTGAGTTCATCAATGATCATGCGATGGTCAGAATCGCGCTGCGCCCGCTCTTTGCGAGACATGACATCTTGACCGACCATGATGAGCGGGAGGAACACGAGCTGCAGGAGCGAAGAGCTAACGTACTGAACGATGTTTTCTGTGCTGGGCAGAAAGAAAGGGACCATGACGAAGGCGGCAAAAGCATAAACGCATTCCATGGTGGCGACCATCACAACGATGCGAACCGCCAGACCTTCATTGAATTTGCGAAAATGCTTAGAAACGCTCATGCCATTGCCTTGATCTTTGCCCTTGCTTCTTCAAGCGCCTTCTTGCCTTTTTCAGTCATACATTCCGCAGGTACAGACCTAAGAGAGAAAATAAAGCGGTAAGCACACTTGCAAAAAGGCAGTTCCGCAGGCTGTTCAATCTCGTCTGTGTATCCATCTTTGCCGACCTTCACCAAGCCTGAGCTGTGCGCCCAAGAATCACGCACCAGGAAGAACTTGCCTTCCCTAGCGTTGTGATCTGGACGTCCATCATAACCCCGCTGATGAACGTGACTCTGCCAATACCCACCAATAGCGCCACCATTAAGAGCAACAGTTGTATTAATTGCACTGAACAGCTTTGCATTCTGGTCGATTATGACTCTTCTTTCCTCAAAAGGCAACTGAGAAAGTGCCTTGCGCAGATTTATTTTTTCTTTATTCTTTTGTACAGTCTTGCTCCCGCCTTTGGGCACAGAAGTTGCCCATCCGCGAAAACGCTGCATTGTCTTCTCGATCGCCTGTGGTCGGTTGACTCTGATCAGGTCAACGCTGGCAGCAATACGACGATCCAGCTCTGCTCGCAGCTCTGGTTTGATCTGCTGAAGGCGGTAGGGTGTAACGCCAGGGTTGTATTTCAGCACACCGCCAAGGTCAACCTGTTTGCGAAAAACCGCATACATGGCATCGCGAGTCATCTGCTCAATTTCGGACATCGACTTCATGGAGCGTTCAGCCGCCAGACGGATTTGCTCCGACCAATAGGCAACACGCTCTTCACTGTCGTATCCGTGTTCAGTGATGTCCGCTACCGCTGCGGTCAGCACTTCGTAATAAGTGGGTGATCCGTCTGGGTTAGGCATATCTCACCAATCTGGTGCCGGGTGTGGGACTTGAACTCACGACCTACTGCTTACAAGGCAGTTGCTCTACCGCTGAGCTAAACCGGCAAAATCGATCCTTGTGCTGATTCCGAAATAGACCTTGCTCTTGTCAACCCCAATGTCAAGCTGGATGTCCTGACGATTTTTGGGTATATAGGCCAAGAAAAAGGCGAACCTGCACTTCTGATCGTAGTAAATTGTTGGGGTGGCGCTTAGGCCATCAAAAACTGTGTAATTGAATTCAGCAGCCGCCAGCTTGTCGCTTTTCGACCATAGAGCGTCAAAGCCAACAGTCAGCTTTTCAGAGACCTTAAGGCTCGCAGGAATTTCAACTGAAGCGCCATCTGCGCCGCTGTATGAAACCCTGACTGAAACATTTTCATTCAAAGCACGCTTGACCGCAAGCGCACCATCCTGCCAATCAAGCTCTGTGCTTTTGGTCAGGCCGATCCTAACCTCTTTGCTGTCTGAGCCCATCTCAACTTGGATTGAGCCTTTTTCAGCAACCTCAGAATCTGATCCGATGCCAGGCCGGTCAGCAGATATTGGGCTCTCTGCAATGACCGGTGATAGCATCATCAGAATCCATCACCCTTTTGGCCTTCGGCAATGAACTTAATTCGGCAGGCTCTCGTGAATGCATCCATCGCCGCTTCAAACATCGCACTCGCACACATTCGGCAGCTTTCAGCGTTCTCAAAATCGCCCATTTGCGACAATGTCAAAAAGCTGTGGTAGGCTTGCGTGCTGTTGAGCGCCGATATGTTAAAGTCAATCAGTTCTTCGCGAATGCATTCGTTTGCATCGACCACGATCACGCGCCTTTGATGACCTTGAGAGACGCAACCGCATTCCTGCGAATTTCATCATCAATCGCGTCGATCCGCTCAACCTTGCGGCTGGCGCTGTCGGTTGCGCTTTCTGGCTTCGGAGGAGCGACAGGTTGCGCAGGCGTTTCTGGCTCGTAATCCGCAATCGCTTGAAAATCGAGATTGAGCGGCGAAGAGAACAACCGTTTGTTGTTGTTCAGGTTGTCAGCTGCCCATTCAAGAATCTGCGCCTTGGCGATCGCAGGAACCATCGGCGAGAACACCTCAACCACAGCGATGATTGCCTTCAGAACGACGTCTTCGCCACGCAGCTTTTCGCTTTCAGGCTCGTCCAGCAGCGTTGGCCATTGGGCGTGGAAGCTGTTGCGCCATTCATTGAATGCGACGTTGTATGGAACATCGCCATATTCGTCAGGGTACTTGTTCTGGATCGTGGCGTAGAAATCCTCGTTCCATGCCCGGTACATGACGATTTCAGTCATGAATTCGTAAAGTGGCTCCATCCACTCACGAATGCCGTCAATGAATTGAGCAATGGCCTTTGCGTCCTCTGTGCCTTCACCAAAGCCTTCAGCAAAGGTTTCACTCAGCAGGAGCTTGGCTGGTGTGCCGCAAGCCGACGAGATGTTCTCGATGATGTTCTTGCGGGCAAGGCTGTAAGCGCCATCGATGTTTTTGAGGTCGAGACTTTCAATGCTTTCAGATGTGCCAATCGACAGCACATTGTTGGTCTGCGCCTCTTTTACCATCTGGCGCTTTTGGCCAAAGATGTTGCGCTGGACCTGATCAACCGCGCTGGATTGGCTTTCCATTTTCGACACCAGAACACCAGACTTCGTGGCGATCATCATGTCAGTGGCAAGCGTGTGCAGGAAAGACTTTAGCGGGAACAAGCCGCGCTGATAGATGCTGCGCCCGACGAAGCCAAAGCCTGCACTTTCATACGCAATGTAGATTGGCGCTTCATTCATCAGAACGCAAACACGCGAGCGATGGTAAGGCTTGCCGCTGACTGAAACGCCTGAGACCTTCTGAAAGTCGAGCGCATTGGGGTCCTGATTGAGGACCAAGCTGCCGGCAGTGTTCAGCGGGTCAAAGGTGCTCAATGAGATGCTTGCGCCATAGAGCTTTTTGAAGTCAACCTGCTCTTGGGTGTCTTCATCTTTGACGATCAGACCGAGCGTTGAAATGCCATAAATGCGAGCTGTGCGTGCGGCATTGATGATGCACTGGTCGGCTTTGAGCTCTGCCCACTCTTCATTGAATGCTTCGACCAGCATCGACCCGTCATCAGGTGCCTTGGGCACAGTGATCGTGCGAGGCTTGTATGTGGCCATGTACAGCGGAAAATCGACGATTTTCTGGCCGAACGGGTGGTACAGGTAGATCTGCTTGCAGACCTCGTAAGAAGCCTGAACGCCAGGAACAATGTCGTCAGCACAAAGCAGACCCTGCAGAGCAGAGCCGAAACTTTCAGTGCCATTGATGACGCTGCTTGCCATTGATCAACCTGTCGTGACAGCAACAACGTCCCATGCGGACGCTGTCGAATTGTAGATGCAGCCAACATATGACGTCTGGCCAACAACGGTCGTCGTCGGAAGGGTAACACCCCTCGCCACATAAGTCACATTCCACGTCAGCGCGCGGGCAGTGCCGTTGTCCTGAATGCGGATGATCAGCTTCTGACCGTCAACCGGCGATCCGCTGGGAGCGGCGATGGTTGCTGCACTGGCGAGAGCCGTCACATCATACTGGTTTGTTGTACCAGCAGCCGGTGTGATGGTCGAGCCAGTCGTCGTCGTGACTGTGTAGGGCTGCAGAGCGCCGTTCAGTGTGACGGTGTTCAGGGCCGAAGTCGAACCCATGATGATCGCGCCCGCAGAGGTGATCTGCATCGCGTCATAGGCGTTGGTGCTGCCATTGACCACAAAGTGGATGTTGTTGGCAGTCCATGTGCCAATCGCCAGATCGCCGCCGTCAGTTTCAACGAAGCTGGCAGACGGGAGCGAGAAGGCGTTATTGGGGTAGCCCAGACCATTGGTGTATGTGTAGGAGCTGCTGTTGGTGCCGAATTCAGTGAACGCGCTATAGCCGTTGCTGGTGCTGACGTACGCAGCGTAGGACTGGGTGCCGTTGTTCGTGTTCTGAAGAACGACATTCGACCATTGCGTGTCAGCGCCGCTGAATGTGGCAACCTGACCAGTGGTCGAGTTGCTGTATGCGCCCGAGCCAACATTCAGTGTGCCGACTGTCGTGGTCGTGTTGGCGGTATAACTGGTCAATGCCAGAACACCACTGCTGAATGTCAGCGTCGACGAACCTGCGAGCGATCCAGAGCTGTTGTACTGGATTTGCGTCGTCGCGCCGCCGATGGCGATTGACGGACCTGTGGGTCCTGTAGGTCCAGTGGGTCCGGTGGATCCGCTGTTGCCGGTCGGGCCAGTAGGCCCTGTGGGCCCAGTTGAACCCGTGGGGCCAACGCCTGTGGGTCCGGTAGGACCGGGCAGCGTTGAGGCTGCACCTGTGGCTCCAGTGGGGCCTGACGAGCCTTGAGGACCAGTGGGTCCAGTTGGGCCTGTTGGTCCGGTTGGCCCTGTCGGTCCATTCGAGCCGGTTGTGCCTGTTGGGCCTTGCGGTCCGCTTGCACCGTTCAGGTTGATCGTCCAGCTGGTAAAGGTGCCCGAGCCGACGACTGCAGTCACATTCACAACCAGCGTTGTGCCGCTGTAGCTGGTGACCAAGCCAGTCATGTAGTTGCTGCCTGAATTGGCAACAATCACCGGCTGAGCAACGGTGTAGCTGAGTCCGGCAGCAACCGTCATCGTCTGCGTGCCAGTGGCGATCGTCAGCGATGTGGTGCTTGTGGCAGAATACAGATTGCCCTGCTGACCTGTGGGGCCAGTGGGTCCGCCTGCGCCTGTTACGCCAGTCGGTCCGGTCGGGCCATTCGCGCCTGTGGGACCAGCAACCGACGATGCGGCACCGGTGGGGCCTGTTGGGCCTGTGCCACCAGTCGGTCCGGTCGGGCCGGTGGGGCCGGTCGGGCCGTTCGCTCCGGTCGGTCCAGTGGGGCCAGCGCCTGTCGGGCCGGTGGGTCCTGTCGGGCCAGAAACCGACGATGCGGCACCAGTTGGACCAGTCGGGCCAGTTGGGCCTGTGTTGCCCTGATTGCCGGTGGGACCAGTCGGCCCTGTCGGACCTGCGCCTGTCGGACCGGTCGGGCCAGTGGGGCCAGCAACCGACGATGCAGCGCCTGTTGCGCCTGTCGGACCAGTGGGGCCAGTGGGGCCTGTCGGACCAGCCACCGACGATGCAGCACCTGTCGGGCCGGTGGGACCAGTCGGACCTTGAGGTCCGCTTGCGCCATTCAGGTTGACTGTCCAGCTGCTGTAAGTGCCGGAACCGACAAAGTACGAGATGCTCGCAATCAGCACACCACTGACTGAATTGTAGCTGCTGACGACACCCTGCATGTATGCCGAACCGCTGTTGGCGATCAGGATCGGCTGTGCAGGTGTGTAATTCAGCCCAGTGGCGACCGTAAGTGTCTGAGTGCCATAGTTGAGCGTCAGTGATGTTGTGCTGGTTGTCGCATAAAGCGATCCAGAAATACCAGTCGGCCCGGTGGGGCCAGCAGAACCAGCAGTGCCCGAATTGCCTTGAGGTCCGGTCGGTCCAGTGGGGCCAGTTGGCCCAGTCGGTCCGCTTTGCGGAGCAACCCAGCTCATCACACCAGCGGTGGTGGACGCCAGAAGATAGCCGTTGGTGGATGGGCCAGCAGGCGGCAGCTTATAGCTGACCGACGCCGAAGCTGTTGCGCTGCCCGCGATCGTTGTGCTCTGGCCATTCGATATCAGAGCGAGGCTGGTGCCCGAAGCTGCGCCGATTGAAGGGCTGGTGAACGATGGCGAAACCGTCAGAGCGACGACTGTGCCTGTGCCGCTGGTGGTGTAGCTTGTCGACCAAGCAGTGCCGTTCCAGTAGGTGATGCCTGCCGATGAAGGATTGGTGCCGCCGCCGCCCGACGAACTGATTGTGATTGTGCCTGCGGAATTGGTTATTGTGATGTTGCTGCCAGCCGTCAGCGTGTTCAGGCTGTAGCCGTTGCCATTGCCAATCAGCAGCTGACCATTGGCCGGCAGCGATGTGTTGCCTGTGCCGCCCTGAGAAGGGGGTGCAGGAAAGTCCACCTTGCCAGAGAACGCAGCTTCCCACTCTGCAGCGGTAGGGATGTACCCTGTCGGCCAGCCTGGATTGGTAGGGGTTGACATGTTACTGTTTTATCCCGTTCGGAATGGTTCAGAAGCCGTGGCTTGAGCCTAGGGCCAAGGAAAGTGCATAAACGTAAACGTCAAGCAGATCGTCGGCGCGTCTAGCAGCGTCTTTGTCGCCAATGCGGAAACTTGTGACCTGCGAACTAAGATGGTTGCGGGTCAAGCCCTTATAGTTCACAGTCTTGTTGAAGGCGTAATCTGATATTTTGCACAGGCCTTGATGGTGATGCGAGGAGACTGCGATTGCGCGTTCATCTTTGCCCAAGGCAGTGAAGCCGGAGTCAATCGGCAGAAGCGGCCAGCCCTTGCGAGTGCCATGCTGAAGCAAGACAGTGCCGCTGGCCTTGTCTTCAACCCAAATGCCTCTGACACCTTCACGAGCGCCGACTTGCTTTGACAGCTCAGTGATTCGCGGAAGAACGACATTCGGTATCCAGCTGTTCAAAAGGTCAGCCTCAATCTGGACAATCTCCCAGTCGAGGATGATCAGCGGAATCCCTGCGTATTGATTTCGTGCAACGTAGATGATGGCGGTGCCATCGTTCGCGCTGCCAGTCTTGACTGCCGAATCGATGACCGCAAACACGCGATCGCAATTCGTCGGATACGGAACCGGCAAGCCATTCGCATCCAGCATCTTTTCCATGCTGAAGAAAGCAACACCAGACCAGTCAACGAATTCGGCAAGAATTTCCTGCCTGAAGACGTCTGGGTGCATCCGCAACCGTTCAGCTTCAATCCACGCCCGGTCAACCAGAGGGTTTGACCAGCTTGGCGCATGAAACATCTTGAAACCCATTTCAGGGTCATTGCAGACACGCCAAAAAAAGTTCTCGGTGTCAACGCCATTCGGCGTCGAATAAACCCAGACCTCTGCATTCGGCTTTGTGGCCATTGTCGGAACAATGCTCTTGCTCCAAATATCGAGCATCTGCGTGTTCTTGGTGAACGCGCCTTCATCGATAAGGATCAAGTCATACTCACGACCGCGACCAGCCAGCTCATTATCAATCAGCGACCAGAAGTCAATCTTGCCACCAGTCGAGGTCTTGAGCATCCCTTCGCCTCGGTTTGAAGTCAGAAGGATATCGCGAAGAATGTATTTGATCTCGTCGTATGGCTCTGTCAGCTGTTTATATGTCGGAGCGAAAATGCCGACCTTCAAGCCTTTGGCTGCAGCATCGCACGCCAGAGTTACGATCTTCTTTGTCTTGCCGAAACGCCGACCACAGCAAACGCCATTGCGCTTGGACCGTGATCGGTACATATCTGCCTGACCTTCGTGAAAGGTTGGCAGCTCGATGGTGATTGTCATCAGCTTGGCAGACCGCCAGTGATTTTAATTTCCTTGCTGCCCTCGCCATCGTCCTCGCGCGCCTTCTTAAAGCCAGCACGAGTGTGGAGCCAGAATTCAGCTGCCTTCTGATCGCCCTCGAGTGCCCGGCGAACAACGCCTCTGGCAATCTTTGCATTGACGATTGCAACTGTGCGGTCGATCTCAGGGCGAAAGTGCTTCTGCAATGTGTCTTCGCTGATGCCCAAAAGGTCTGCGATCAGCTTGTGTGATGTGCCCACCAAGAGCAAGTCACAAACGCGGCTACGCATTTCATCAGTGGCGACGAATGGTGGCACTCCGAATGAACCCTTTGGTGCACCTTGCCTGGTCGTTCGCGGTTGCAGCTTTTTCGTCAGAGAAGGGTCTCGGTTCTTTATGCGCTCCGCTCTTGTTTCGCGCGCGCTATTTGAACCGGCTATGGCCTTGGCTTTTTTTGCTTTCGGAGCAGCCTTGGCCTTGGCTTTGGGTTTCGGATCATCATTCATTTGGGCGAGCTTTTGAATGCCCCAGAAATCTCTTTCTGAAGGTTGGTTGGCAGGGCGAGCTGGCTGATGCCATCGACCAATTAACTACCTCAAGCGCCTGTCGCGCGGAACCCGAACTGGGACCGCGCATTATCGCTCCAAAACCTGGAAAAGGAAAGGGGGTATTTTCACCTCCAGTGTTGAATCATCCAGCTGCAATATGCTCTCTGTTTTCGTCCTCCCTCTCACAGTAGCTCGCAGGCCATCAAATGCTCCGACCTTTATAAGGACTCGCGCGCCCGCTTCAGGGAATTTGATTTTCTTGACCTCAGCAGGAGCCAGCTCAGATATCTTGCGCAGATGGTCAAGCTGATTGCTGGAGAACGTTGCAAGGCTGCTCATAAACTTCATCGGCGTGAAAGCCGGGCACTTTGAGTAGAGCCTTGCTTTTTCTGCAGCCTCAAGCTCAGAAACCAGAATGAACACGAATGTCGGCAGCAGGGGCATCTCAACAGGACGCTTGACAGTTTTGCGTGGCACCCTGATCTCGCGCACAACAATGGGAGTCCATGCCGAGAGATCAAGAAGTTTTAGAGCCAACGCAAGTGCGCCTGTTTTGCTGCCAGAGCATCTCAGAGCGATCCAATCCTTATCCACCACAGCCTCCAAAAAATACGAACCCAAGCGACTGGAACCCATTAGGTTCCAAGTTCGGAAAAAATGCTCGTTTCAAGACTCCCCCTAGGTTTACTAATCTCTCTCTTTTCTTAACAGGACAGGGGTTAAGAGTAAGAAGAAAGAGAACCTAGAGGAACCGGGGGTCAAACACCGGGGGAGTCTTGAAACAAGCAAAATTTTCGAACTTGGAACCACCTAAGTCATTGTTTTTTGGTAAATGGGCTCCAGCGCACCGCCCAAACACCCCTGTCTTAATTCCAAGGCCATTACATCAGTTTCAGAAACTTAGCAGCCAACCGTTTCCCCGGCCAACGACCATCGTCCACCGAAATTACGAACCTGGCGATTCATCACCAAAAGACAGATTCTGGTTTGGCTTCAGTCCACGAGAAAAGATGAAATTAACTCCAAGAGTCAAAGCTATCGATCTATGGCTCGAAATTAAGAACCCATCCCCATCATCAACCACTTTCTCAATGCAGACCGCACCGCTCAAAGAATAGTCGTCAATGTTCAGAAAGACCATGTCAGGCGTGTTGGAGATCGCCACCAGAAGGCCCACTGCGCAAAGATCATGGCGCATCGCCTTCATCTCTCGCTTCTGCTCTGCCCGAACTTTGTACCTGAGCAATGAACCTTCCATCTTGCCGATCTTCAACTCGAGATGGACAACTTGGCCATATTCGCCTGTCGGAACCCAAACATCAGGCAATCCCAGAGTGCTGCCGAACGCAGGCTCAACCCAGCGAGATTCGCCGTTGGCCGCCAAGCGAACCCAGCTGCGCAGATCATTTTCGCTCTTGAATACATTCACATCGCACCTCGACCTTCCATGATGGCGATGCAGGCTTTGCACGTCACCTTATCTTTATTGTCAGTCGTTGTTGGCTGCTTTCCCGGCAGACTCGCAGTGCAATAGGCGACCGCCCTGTGGCCGAACTTGTCCTTTATCCACGCTCGTTTATGCACTGTCTTTGACTTTCTCAAATATGAACCCAACATGCTCGCTGTCCGTCTGCCCAAAGAGGCTGAGCAAGCGCCAGCCGTCTTCAAGCATAGCATCAAGCGCCTGAGGCAGGTGGGTAGGGTTGATCGTCAATCCGCGAGCATAGGCATAGTGTTTGCCCTTTTTCAGCCGCGCAAAGCGATAGTCAGGAACCTCTTGCAGCTCCGCCAATTTCTCTGCCATCACCACCACCTCATCTTAAAATAGCTGCACGTATCGCTCATCCCAACACGCGGCCTTATGCTCTTGACCTTGCCAGAGGTGCGATCCATAAAAGGCGTAGGCGGTGCAGCATAGCAGATGATTTCGTCTTGGTCTTTCTTTCCCCATTCGCAGTGAATGCAGAAATTCCTTTGTTCATCTGCCATCGTCAATCTCCCATCACCGTCGCGACCGCAAAAACCAATGCATATGCGGCCATTGATACAACTGCAAATGCGCAAAACAGAACGCCAAGCACCAAGAAAAGTGCATCCAAGATTTTTCTCACTTAGCGATCCTCCAAAGTCAGTCGATCATCAGCGTTGCGATGCAAAGCACCGTCGACGCCACAAGCGCACTCATGAAAATGGTGTAAAGTGTGATGAAAATCCAATCAGGCAACCTCTTCATTTCACATCTCCACATTCATGATGTCTGAACACTTGACCAAGAATTCCTTGACGCGTGCGGTTGGGTCTTCGTCGCGCTGAACAAGGTCCAGCAGCTCATTGTTGATTACTGCATATTGCAATCGGCCACCGACCTTCAGCCGCTTGTTGAAGACAGTCAGCCCAACGTCACACATCGACCGGCGCAGCTCATAGTCCGAATCATAAACCCGGCCTTGAACACCCTGCCTGATGAATCCGACAACGTCCTTGATCAGAACGCCCGCTGGCTTGCCCATCTCTTTCAGCGTCTCAGCGATGGCGGCTGCCTCGCCCTGAGCTTCGGACCGGCTGCCCTCAATCATCTCACGCTTGCGGTCTGTCATCGGAGCACGCTCGCTCTGGGTGACGTAGTCTTCAAAGTTCTCTGCCCAATACTTGATGATGCTCAAGCCACCACCATTGATCCACCGGCGCAGCTCATCGAACTTGTTCTTCGGCCATGGCACTTCTGTCACTTCTGGATAGAACCAGCGCCGATCATCATTTTCCATCTTCAGCGCACGCATGGAATTGGACGATGCGAGCACATGGCACCAGTTTTCGATTTCGTACTGGCGCATGTATTTGCGATTGACCGAAATATCACGATCTGTGATCACTGACTTCAGTGCGTGATAGGCTTTCCATGATGATCCTGAATAGATCTCGTTGACGATGGCCAGTCGCTTGTTGGCGATCCAGTCATTGAAGGTGCTCGTGATGTCGTTCTCGCTAGGATAACTGACATTCTGAACGCCTACCAGCGGCCCAAGCACGCTCGCCCCCAGCGTTGTCTTTCCGACGCCTTGACGTTCGCTGATCAGCAACATGCCATAGCTCATACGCACATCAGGACGCGCAATCAACGTTGCGCACCAGCGCAAAGCCTCTTTGCGTTCGCTATCGTTCACGAAAAGGTATTCCATGAAGTCCAGGAATGGCTTCGGGTTGCCTACCTTTGGGGTGATCGTCGAAGGCACATGAAGGTTGATCGCTGAGGAGCCTCTGAACGTCACCAGAAGCCCTTCATGGTCGGGTCGGTAGCAGATGCGTGCCGATCGTCCCTGATAGGCTTTCACGATCAAACGGCATGTGTCGCTGACATGGCTGAAGCTGGCCAGCATTTTGTTCAGCACCGCTTCACTGCGCATGATCTCTGGCATTTCGGTGCAAACGAAGATGTCTGCCTCTTCGATATATGCCCACATGCCTTTGAATGATTCACGCAGGATGAAGCTCGGACGACCGCCGTTCGGCCCCACAAAGGTGTCGGTTGCCCATGTTGCAGGGTGCAGACAGTCCCTGAAGCTCGGTCCGGTGTAGATCGGTTCAGCGCCGCCTGCTTTGCCGAACATCTCATCAGGAAATTTGTCAGCCAAGTCGAAGCTCGCTGGGAACTCGTCTGTGAACTGGATGGTGAAGGTCGGCATCCGCAGCTGCTGGCTGATTCCTGGCACGGCTGCCCGGCCTGGATCGTCGTTGTCTGCTACGATGTAGGCGCGTTTGATGCCTGCTTTCTTCAGCACGGCCCAATCCGTGCGATATGGGCTCAGTGCTCCACCGATCCATCCCACGTGCCCTGCGCCGCCCATCTCACGACCCCAAGGGTGATCAGCCAGCGCCTTGCGAGCTTCGGCTGTCTTGCCCTCGACCATCCATTGCACATAGGCAGCCGCCTTTGCGCCTTCATGGATGAACACTGTGGTGTGATCCTTCAGTGTTTCCACCCCGAACAACGGCAATGGGCCGTCTGGCTCGCAATAGCGCCATTGGTCGTCGTCCCAATAGGTCAGCGGCACGTACGCCTTGCCACCATCTTTTTCCATCCGCACCTGGACCATGACAATCAGGCCAGCTTCATTGCGGAACTCAAAGATGTCTTTGCGCTCTGCGTTCTTGATCATCGGGGGCGGATTGATGATTGACGTCAGCAGCTTAATTTCAGGCCATTCAACGCTGGCCACCGCTGCCGCAATGTTCTGGCGTTCAAGGTCGGTCGGCGCGTGCTCAAGGGTCGAGCAATCGATCTCGCCACTCTTGCTGAATTTGATGACGGCGACATCACGCCAATATTTGCCCTGCGAATGGCGGACGACCGCTGTCTTCAGCGAGCGAGGTTCAGCACCGACCCGGTTCAGGTAATCCCTGATCGATGGAACGTCTGTCAGCTCTTTCAGTTTCATGAATCAATATCCCCGATGTAGCGTACGTTTGTTACCATGAGCATGCGGAAACTTCCGCCTGCCCTCATTTTCCCTTTGATCGCATAGAGCGCCTTGCCTACGCGTCCACGCTCAACGATTGCTTTGCCGAGCTTTTGATAGTTGAACCGGTCGATCTTGCCGAAGATGGTGTCGGTGTCGTCTCTCAACTGAAGGTTCAAGCTGGTGAGCTGATCACCCTTCAGCTTGTAGCCTCGACGAGCGATCTGCACTGCTTCGTTTTCGTCTCTCGGGTTGATCTTGTCCAGAACGCAAAAGAACAAGAATGTCTGTTCTTCTTCTGTGATCTGGGCCTTGATGATCGGTGTTGGGTGAGTGACGATGTTTGCTTCCAGCGGGTCAGGAATGTGCCTCTGGAATGCATCCCTGACTGGCCATAGGCTGTCAATGCTGGTAACTGGATCTTTGAGCAGCTTCATCGCCCTATCAGGCATTGGCTCCCCACGGTTGCGCGCGCCGATGATGGATTGAACCATCTTTGGCCCGATGCCCTTGACGTTGCTCAATGGCCCTACGAGGACGCGCTTTTCACCTGCCCCACCGACTGCCCATTTGACTGCACTGAACTTTGCATCGACCGGAACATAGTCGTAGCCTTCGATGTTCATCTCTCTGAGCAGTTGAATCTGTCGGGCTGGGTCGTGCTCATGGCTGAGCGTCGCAGCTGCGAACTCAAACGGAAAATGCGCCTTCAGCCAGCAACACCAATAGCTGATCATTCCGTATGCGACAGAATGGCTCTTGTTGAATGACCACGCACCATAGGCGCAAAGGTCGTCCCAGATTTTGTCTGCTGCCTTGGGGTCAACGCCTTGCGCTACTGCGCCTGCTTTCCATGGGTCACCGAACTGGTCAAAGTATTCTTTGCCCAAGCTCTTGCTCATGGCCTTGCGCAAGGCAGTCACCTGAATCCAGTCAAGGCCACCAACGTTGCGCCCGACCTCCATCACCTGCTCTTGGTAGATGACGATGCCGAGTGTGTCCTTGAGGTAAGGCTCAAACACAGGGTGTGCATAGGTGACCGCATTGGTCCCGTTGCGACGGCGGATCCACTCATGCGCACCGCCTGATGCCAATGGCCCTGGACGCGCCAAGGCGGTGATGTTGACGATGTCATCAAACTTGTCAATGTGGAACTGCTTGGCGATTGACTGAAGGGCCATGCCATTGAACTGAAAGATGCCTGACCACTTTGCGTCGTTCAGAACCTTGAATGCCTCAGGGTCTTCCAATGGGACGCTGAACAGGTGATCATGAGGCAAGCCTGCAAGCTCCAGAGCGTCTTCAAAAACGCTGAGCTGTGTCAGGCCCAGTGCGTCGATCTTCAGAAGGTTATAGCCGTCTTCGGCGTCCTTCTTGTCACACATGGTTGCCCCTGTGCGGTGATCGACGGCCACAAATTCCGTGATGGGCTGGCTGCTGATAACGATGCCTGCTGCGTGCTGCCCTGCGTGGCGAGGGTGGCCTTCGAATTCGGTGATGATCATCGCTTCTGGGTGATCGCCAATGAACTTCTGACCGGCTGGCATGCTCATGAGCGTGTCTTCAAGGGTGTTGAGTGCGCGGGAGTCGCCGCTTGACCGCTTGATGATGCTTTCAGCCACAGCGTCGCACTTCCACCGAGGAATGTTCAGCGCCGCTCCAACCTCAGCCAAAGCCGATCGAGGCTGGAACATTGCCACTGTTCCGAGGCGAGCAACATTCTCAGAGCCATATTTGTGGTTGATATAGTCGAACACCATATAGCGCTGCTGGTCGCTGAAGTCGATGTCGATGTCAGGCATGTCATTGCGTGAAATGTCAACAAAGCGTTCAAAGATCAGGCCGAACGGGATCGGATCGATCGTTGTTATTCCGAGCAGGTAGCAAACCAAGCTGCCACAGCTTGAACCGCGCGCTGGCCCGACCATCATGGTCTTGCGAGAATATTCGCAGATGTCAGCAACGATGTAGAAATAATCCTGATAGCCTTTCAACTCAATCAGGTCCAGCTCACGCTTCATCCGATCGCTATAGACTTTGTCTGTGAGGTCGCAACCCAGCTTGGCTGCGCCTTCAATGCACATTTGCTCAAGGGTCTTGTCGGTCTGAAAATGGGGCAGGGAGGACTTTCCGAGGCCAGCGGAGCAAAGGCCTGCGATCTCTGCTGAACGCTCCCTAGCACCCTTTAGAATCTGTCCTTCAAGGCCATGATGGGCTACGCTCGCCAGCCACTCGTCCGGCGACAGGATATGCTGCGCATAGCTCTGTGTTTCTGCATTGCGTCCACACAGAACTTCGTAAAATCCTTTGTCGCCTTCGCATGGGTAACGGTTGTCGCTGCTGGCGACCAAAGGCCACCCATTGGCCACTGCCCGTCGCACAACGCCGACTGGCGTGCTTGGTCCGAGCAGGATATTGACGCCTTCGATCGGTCCAGCTTCCCAATCCAGCTGTGGCCTGTGCCCGGTCATCTTGCTGACGCCTTCAGCAGCGATGGCCTGATCGAGCGTCAACAGTGGCTGATAGCGGAACTGCGTTGTAGCAAGCTCCACCAGCCGGTTGATCGGTGCCAAGCTGTCTTGAGCAATGAAGGTCCAATAATCGACCGAAGGCTTTTTTGCATTGATCGAATCAGTCACTGCCAGCTCAACACCGAACACCGGCTTGAGGCCACGCTTTTCTGCCAGCTTCTTCCACCGGAAAAAGCCGAATGTGCTTGCGCGATCGGTCATGGGCGCATATTCTGAACCGATCGCCTCGAGCCGGTCAAGAACCGCTTCAACTTTCCCGGCTGCACTTCTGAACGAATAGCCGGTGCGAACCTTCAGCATCAAATATCCCCACGGGCATAAAGCTCAATTGAGCATTTTGTCAAGGCTTCCACGTCAGTCCGTGCACGGTGTGCACCGCTGAATGGTTCGCCGAAAAGCTCTTCATGAAGGGCAGTAAGGCTGAGCCGATAACCCTTCATGAATTCAGTTTCTTGAACGGTGCATATGCGTCTGATGGGCCACCGCAACGCGTCTTGAGTTCCGCAGCGTGACAGCTCAGCCATGATCACTGCATAGTCGTACGAAAGGTTGTGAGCGATCACTGCCTCCGCACAATTGATGATGCTGCGAACACTTTCCTCAAAGTTTTTGAAAGGTGGTTGGTCTTTCAATTGCTGTGGCGTTATTCCTGTGATCTTGGTCGTGATGGGAGCGATCTCAAAACCGGGGTGGCAGAGGAATTCAAGCTCTTGAAGAGATTCCCCAGTCTTGAGATCGACAATGTGCCCAAAGAATTCGATCACATGCGGCTGCTGGTCAAGGCCAACGACACTGTTCTTGACCAGATCTGTCGTTTCAGTGTCGAAAATCAGAGCCTTCATCTTTTCACCTCAAGAGGCAATTCAGGCTGTTTTGAAATTTCGATGACAGAATCTTCAAAAGCAAGCATGGAGGCATAGACCATTGCATCTTTTATAGAGTCTTCATGACCGCCTTTTTCAAAATTCTGAGAATATCTGACAATTTTCCCAATCATCCACTCAAAAAGGTGAAAGCGCCGAAAATCTTCTTCAGACTCCAGATTGACGCCATTTGGGAAAATTGAATTCATAACTTTGCCGACGATGATGAATGCGTCGCCGTATTCTTTGTTTCTCTCGTCGTAAACCTTTGCGCCTGCCTGCATGAAAGTGGATGCATTGAGGTCTGTGTCTGTTCTTTTAAACATCAGCGTTGACCTCCAATCAGATCAATTTGGCTTCCTGAAAGATATTTCTTGTTCGTTGACAAAAGTTCCGAAACGATATCTGAAATTTCGCCTTTCGTAAGAAAATCCCCCATTGGGCATTCTGCACCCCAATATGCTTCTGCACCTTCGCGGCTGAGACCTCGATAGCGGATCAGCCCTTGTATTGTTTCTTCCGACATTGGGGAATTCTGAACATTGCTTGGATTTATGCAGAAAATTTCAAAACCTTTCGGTGCAAGCTCATATGAAATACAGCGAACAAAATGCTGCAGGCCTGCCTTTGCTGCACAATAAGGGGCAGATGCATTGAGGACTCTGCTGTGAGCCATCGATCCGATGAAAACAACCTTTGTCCGGAAAGAGGAATGCATCCTGGCCCTTGCGATTGCAGACATTGTCTTGATCGAGGCCGTCAAACTTTTCGTGATGACTTCATCAATCAAATCTTCAGTTTGATTTTCAATCCAGTCAAGGTGCGTCATGCCATTGTTGAATACGAAGCAATCGTATTGCTTTAGAAAATCTTCGTCCGAGCAAGGAAGATTGAGAGTTTTTTCTGTGAATGCATCAGAGAGATGATCAAGGCTTTGCAGCTTCTTGTGGATGCTTTCCCCAATATTTCCTTCCCTGCAGCCGAAAACTGCTGTTTTGAAATTGGGATTCCAAATTTTTGCCCTTCCAATTGTGAGTGCTTTCTCCCGATATTGGCTTGAGACTTCAGATTTCGTATTCATCACTGTTCTCCAGAATTTTAACGCTCGTTGCATAAACGAGGTGCTCAGCAAGCGTTCTGTCTTCAGTCACCCAAAGCGCAAGGTGCTTGCCGTCACTCATCCTGCTGACAACACCATTGAACGGGAGGCGACCAGGAAGCGAAACCTTGACACGCATCCCGACCCAACCAGTGCCATCGGCTAGCTTGCGCGGCTGCCTCATCAATAGCCTCCCGGCCTGACCTGCCAGCAATTGTAGCCTAGGTCACGCCAGCGTTCGACCATCTTGTCACGATCCTCGAGAATGAACAACACAGATTCTTTGCTCAGGTTGTTTTTCTCCAGGAACTCTTCAAGCAGCTTCGGCTTGATGATTGTGTCGCTCTCGAAGTTGTTGTCAGGGCGCATCAGCAGGTGATCCATCGAAACGCCATGATCCATCAACCAATCAAACGTGATCTGACGATGCGCATTGGTCCTGCCGGTGCAGCCAATGATGTTGTGCATTTCAGACATCTGATTGATGAGGTTCAGAACGTCATTGTATGGATCGTCATTGGCTGATGCCTTGTGGAATTCGTCCCACTGCCCTGCCTGAGCAAGATGGTTGCGCTGAGACGAATTGTACAGGGTGCCATCAAGGTCGACGACGATAACGCCCATCACTCGCCCTCCACTTTGTCGGCGCGTGCCTTTGCGTCGGCATCGGTGTAGCGGCCTTGCGGATAGCGCCGGGTCAGCTTTTCGATGTTCTTGAGCATGGTCACTTCACGGCTGATGAAGAGACCTTGGCGCAGGCCTTCAAGATAGAATTCGATATCGCCAAGCTCTTCGATCACATTTTCGCGATCCATCGGCTTGCCGTAGATCGTTGCCTTCTTTATGGCATCGATCAGCTCTCCGACTTCACCGGCCAGACCGAGGCACATGTGAATGATGTGTGCCGAGCGGTAATCCATGTTGCCAGAAATTTCATCTCCGGGCTTGACCAGAGCGGTCACCAGTTCTTCATGCGCTTTCATGCGATGGTCCTCATCTGATCGATCAGCTTGATGAGATCGATTTTTGAACTTTCAGGCATGCCATATTCCATGGCAAGGTGGATGATCGATTGCTCAAGCTCACCGGCTGCCCGGTCAAAGCTGCGTTCGAAAAAGAGCGATGCCCAAGGGTGCACCCGAAGCACTTCAGCCTTCATGGCGTCCATGACGTCACGATATTCGCCTTGGGTCCGCGTACTGGCTCGCTTGCGAGCGGTGTCGGCCATCGTGCGCAGGTCGAACTTTGCGACGATGTTGGTGAGGATGTTGGTCGGCAGGATGCCGCGTGCATCTTCAATCTTGGCACCATCCTCGATAAGTTGGCGATAGGTGCAGTCGATCAGAGTCATCGCATCGCTATACATTTCCCTTTTCAAGCCTTCAGAGACTGTCGGGCCGACGCCATAATCCCAGCCATCGACATCGAGCACGCGCATGGTCTGCTGAGCATACGAGCCGGTCCGAGTGCGCACGAACTGATGGGTGAAGGCGCGTGTCACACCATTGATCAGGAAGCTGTAGCTGATGAATTCCCAGCTTGAAGGTATGGTGTTGGCCATGTATTCGAGCTCTTTCATCAGGTCGTCTTCGCTCATGGCCTGAACGTTCGCAAGCTGATTGGCGTCCATCTTCAGGCGCGTCTGCTTGGTGAACACGAGGCGTTCAGCCGCATAGCGTGCCGGGTCAGGCGATCCTGCGCCGGTGTAATCGATCAGTTCAACCTTCACTTGAGCCTCCCATCGTAATTCTCTCCAGAATTGATCATTTGCTGAATCTTGATGACGTCCCAGAACACATCATCAAGCAGCAGTCCCGGTTTCCATGTGGCGAACCGGCCAAGGCTGTAGACGCCGAAATTGTCGGTCGCCCACATCATGAATTTGCGTCGTTCACGCTCAGGAATTGGCGTGATCTTGGCATACTTTTGGGCCTTGAGCTCTGCTTCGTATTCCACCTTCTCCAGGCCGAAGTCATGGGTGACGAATTCCATCACCTGATCAATCGTCCACCTTTGATCCTGATCGAGGTATTTCTCTATCAGCTCGATCTGCAAAAGTGAATTGGTCAGCGTTGCACGGATGACCGGCGAGTCAGTCTCAGGATAATAGATGGTCGCGCATGCCTTGCTTTCCATCTTCATCTTCGCCTGGATCACCCATCCGTGACGATAACCGAAACAGGAACGATTGTCATATTCGAGCAGGCTCATCAATGCCGGCATTGGCATGGTTGATACGACAGGCTCGCCTTTTTCTTTCGCCTCATCAAACCACGATCGGCCCTCGATCTTGACCCCATACTTGATTGGGTTCATCTGATGAAGCTCAAGCTGAGCAATGAAGTCAGAAGGTGCAATGAATCGACGGTCGACCTTGCCTTCTGCACTCATCGATGAGCGCAAGGCTGCCACACCGCTGCTCTTCATGGAGTAGCTGATGGCCTCTGCCACACGGTTGCGGAAGGGCCTGACGATCTTGACGACATCGACTGCCTGAAAAGGAATGTTGAGATGGTTTGAAATTCCATCTGATCGAAAACGCAGCAAGGCGTGATGATTGTTCGGCAGACTTGGCGCAGATTCGTAAATCTGCGCCTGCCCACGGAACATCGAGCCTGCCAAAAGACCGGCCATGCCAGCACCGATGATCCTGACGGTCATGGTCAACCTTTCGTGCGTGTGAACTTGGCGACCCTGCCGGTGAACAGCCCGAGGATTTCAGTGTCAACCTCTTCGCCGTTCTTCATGCGCTCGCGTGCGAATGCTGCCAGTGTCTGAGGGTGAACACCGCTCTCGATGGAAGGTGCGAAACCTTCCTGCTCGATCTGGCCAGCGAGGTTGAGTGCCTCGTTGTGCTGGCTCTTGTTGAACGTCACAGAAAGGGTGCTCTTGATCATGTCGCCACCTTCGTTGGCCTCAAGCCACTGGATCGCCCTTGCACGCTTTTCGGCGTCCTTAGGGAGCGAGCCAGAAACGAATTCGGCAACCTTGATCTTCCAGCCGCGCTGAGTGCACTCATCCATCCCGATCTCAGCCATCATGTCAGGAATGACTGATGTGTTCAGGTGATTGAGCTGCTTTTTCGCAGCCGACAGGTCGTCTTCAAGCTGATCAACAGCTTCCTTCAGGGCAATGGCGTCCGCCAGATGCTGGTTAAGACGATCGAGAGAATCAGGGGCGGCAAGCGCCGCCCCTTCATCTTCGAAGCTGAATTCAACTTCGGAACCCATCAGATGATCTCCGCATCTTCGATGTTGGGATCATTCGACAGATCGACAACGTCACCGCGAACCTGACCCTTGATCAGCGAATCACGGAATTCAACCGCTTCCTGGCCGATGTTCGCCCAGTTGACGCCGATGTCGAGCTCAGGCAGCGACGGTCCACGAGCGATCGACCAAGCGGCCCACGAGCCTTGGTTGTTGCTCTCTTCAGCAGTCGACAGGTTGTAGGCGCGATAGAACAACGGTGCGACATATTCGCTGCCGTCCGACCGACGCAGCTTTTCGCTGGTTGCAAGCGTGATCCACTTGCGTGCCTTCTTCAGCTGAGTGCTGCTCATAGGCAAAAAGCACTTGCGGCGGTCGGCCGTAAGGTTAAGCCCGAAGAACTGAGCAGTCTCGCTGATCAGGTTGCCGTTGGGCAAAACCGGCTGCTTGCGTTCATCACGCACCGTCTTGTCCATGATTGCCGGATCAGAGTGAATCTGAACCAGCCCACCGCCCGAAGAGCGCGGTGCCCATTCCAACCATTCCTTGCGGTAGTAAACCGGCAGGAAAAGGATGCCGTCCTTGAAAAGGTCGCCAGTGCCCACATCGACGATGTCACCGATTTCGCAGCCTTCGATGTACTCAGCCTTCTTGCGCTGCAATTGCGGCGACAGAGCCTGAATGATTGAAAGGCGGGGAATCAGCAGGTCAGAGCTGGTGACGTTTTCCAGACCAGCGCCAGCGAATTCGCTGAAGAAATCATTGCTGGTGGGGGTTGCGAGAGCGGTCGAAGCTTTGTCGACCTTCGCAGGGGTATTCTTCGTTGTCATTTTAACCTCATTTATCAGACGCCTGGTTGGCGACGCAACCTCTTTCGCCTGAAAACTTCGTCAGGAAAAGGTTTTTTGCAAACTTTTTTCACATGAAAAGTTAAATGATTGTTTTTGTGTGAAACTTTTCTGTTTTCTTTTTCGTCAGTTTGGGCGATAAAGGCTTCGGGCAGCAGGAAACGCCCACCAAACGGAGACCGACCATGATTCTGAACGCTTTCACCTTCACCCCCACCGGCACCGAAGAACTTTCGTGGAGCAAAGGTGAGACTCGCGAGATCGGAACCATCGAGGCGACTCTGGGCGGCAAGACCAAGATCGTTGAAGCGGTTCGCTACGAAAATGGCCAGATCGTTTCTTGGGACTTCACGGGTCGTTACTCGACCGGCAAAAAGGCTTGGCCTGCTTCCGTCAGCATCCTGAACGAACGCGAAGTGATCTGGCACGGTCGCGACGAGCGCGTGGGTCGCTGCCTTAAAAGCGGCCTTTCATTCAAGTGACCCGAATGGGGGCTTCGGCCCCCAACCTTTCGCAGGAGATGTGAAATGATTGTTGTGAAATTCTCGACCCTTGCTGGCGGCGTTTTCATCGAGCAGGATGAAAAGCCTGAATATGTGGCTGAGACTCGCTGCTTTCGTTTCGACAGCAATGGAGGGTCTGAATTCGCCTATTATGGCGACCTCACGAGCAGCAACCCTGCACCTCGTTGGTACGGGCACGTATTCAAGCAAAGCTCTTTTATTCTGGCGTGATTCGCCAATTTTCGCAGGAGATGTGAAATGATCGATGCAGTTGAAATCGCCGTCACGCGCTGTGAGCCTGTTCTGGCTCGCGGCATCAGTTCCTACCAGAACCAGAATTGCTGTCGGAGCCTCATGGTGACCAAGGGCACCCTGCCACCTTCAAAGGTGAAGCTCAACATCGTCCCCAATGATCTCCCTGCGAAGAGCAGGTTCACTGGCAAGGTCATCCGCCAGATCGCCGAGGGCAACCCTCGCAGGGAAGGCTCTCGCGGGCACCGCAGCTTTGACATCATCATCAAGTGCGACGGAGAGTTGACCTACGAAGCTTATCGCCTGATGGGCGGTCGGCCGCAAGACCTTCAGTGGGACCTCGATCACGGCTATGTGGACATTCTGTGATTGCCTACATTTATGTCTGGTCCGAGAAGCACCAATGCTGGTGCTTCAACGACATCGCCTCGAACGAGGATCAAGCCAAGGAGAAAGGTCGGCTGCTTTGGAAAAGTGGCGTCGCTGGGGTCAGGATCGACATCACGAAAACTGTGGTGGATCAGCGTCGAAAATAAATTCATCAATTGATTCTTTTCTGCTTTTCTTTTTCTTCAGTTTGGCCGATAGAGAATTCGGGCAGCGGTTCGCTGCCTGTGTTTTCGCAGGAGATGTGAGATGGCCAAGAACCGCTTCAAGACCCCGATCCTCATTTTCGTCATGACCGACGAAGCAGCCTCAAAGCTGGCAGCGACCATCCCTGGATCGCGCACACTAAACAGCATGACTGGACCCCTCAAGTTCCGCATGGCCATGGTTGATCACGCCAACGGCGAGTACGAAACGCTGATCGCCACCCCTGAGTGGCTGACCGGCTGGCGCGCGGCGATCGGGACCGACATTCGGTTCTCCGTCGATTTTGATGAGTCGCTCATTCCGCTTGCGCAAGGGCTGGTTCCTGTCGGCGCAAAATAATTCACCAACTGATGTTTTTTTGCTTTTCTTTCTGTCGGAATTGGCGGAAAGAGAATTCGGGCAGCGGGTCGCCGCCCTTAACCTTCACAGGAGATGTGAAATGCGTGAAAAAGATTTGATCATTGCCTTTTTGCTGCTGGTGGTCCTTGGCTGGGCAATAATTTCATGGATCAGCTCAGACGTCAACGATTTCTGCGGAAACGACATCGCCTGCCACACCAAGATGGAGGCACCGCAGTGATCGTTCCTCAGCGTGCACCTCTCGGCAGCACAGGTCGGGTTTCGTCCGAACAGTCTTGGCCCCTGCGAGGCTCCGAGGGAACAACCTTCGCAGATCGTTGCCCGGCTGGCCAGACATATGCAGAGCGCCGTGATGCTTTGCTCAAAAGCAAAGGTCTCAAGTGATGGGAAAATTCGAAAAAACAAATGACCCTATCCTTCTCGATTTTCTGCAGGAATGGCTTGATTGGGTCGATGATGGAGCGCAAGACAGTAAACCTTTCTTGAGAGGTTGGGGGCTTTGCAGCAACACCAGGTCAGAGCTTCAAAGGTGTTCGCTCAAGAGTGCCCTCTCAGAAGATTTTGGTGCCATTAATGCGAACTTGCCTTTCTCAGACGCCAATGAATATGCGCATCGCGCAGATGAAAGAACTCAGCATGAGTGCCCGAAGCGTTTGGCTTGGGTCAAGGCAAAATTGGGGATTGATCAGTGAACCTTTTCATCGTCAACACCTGCCCGATCCAAGCAGCCAAAGAGCTCGATGATGTTCGGGTCATCAAGATCGCTCTCGAGGCGACACAGATCCTTTGCACCGTTCTCAGCCAGAAAGGAATCGCAGTTCCATACAAGCCGACTCACGCCAATCACCCGGTGACTGTTTGGGCAGGGGCGGATGATCGCAATGCCAATTGGGTCTACAACTATGCCTATGCATTGTGCGATGTCTATGAATTGTGGACTGGCAAAAAGCACGCTTGCATCGCTGTCCTCGATCAGCTGAACGATCACATACCAGAAGCCGAAGACCCCATCGATTTCCAGAACAGCGCCCGCAACGGCGCATTGGACTTCAGCCACCTGCCAGTGACAGAGGCATATCAGCAATATCTTAATGCCCGCTACCAGACAGGCAAACGCTCACCCAAATGGACTGGCAGGCAATTTCCTTCCTGGTATTGCCCTTTCTGAAAGGATACAGTGTGAACAATACAGAGCATATCAGCATTTTGCGCCGCTTACGCAACAACCTCAGTGGCGAAGAAAAGGCTGCTTTGCGTCACATGCTCAATCGTCTGGAGAATTTCGAGAACAAGCTCAAAACAATCAATCGCATGTCATACATCAAACGCGATCACGAAGGAAGGGACGATGAAGAGCAGCAAGCGTAACAGCGCCAATCAAAAATCTGATTCGGTCAAGAAAAAGGAAGGCAAGCCCCAGCAGAGCAAATATTTCCTGAAGGGTGGACCTTACAAATACGGCGAAGACCAAGAAGCTAATCGTGTCAAACGCATCAGAGGATTCTGATCAAACTTTCGAGGTTTATATGAATGATTCTGTGAAAGAATTGCGCAACGAAGAAGCACTGCTCCACTTGCGTCAGAAATTGCTTGCAGGCGACGACTCTTCAAGCTCGAAGAAGCTGGAAAGCATCAGCATCGCGATCGTCAGCCATCGCGTGACGATTTACACCAGCGAGGAATTCGGCCATTTCATCTGCAGCTCGAAGTTCCGTCCGGAAATTCGTGCACAAGGCGACCGCATATTCCTGACCAAGGATCCAATCGGGCCAGGCAACTCAAGGCGTCTGGGCAGTGTTTTCAAAAAGAAACATTGCAACGAGATCGCTTTCGCTTTCGAGCGCAACAAGAGGGACAACCTCAACAAGGCTCTTGGTGATCTGACTTGCTCGAAAAGCCAAGTTGATCTGAAGTGGATCCATAGCGATACATGGGAGATCATTTTCAGCGCTGATCAGCTCAAAGAAAAGTTCCCCCACAGAGGCTCCAAAGGCGGAGTGCCCGGAAGGAAATTGAAAGGGTCGATCGAAGGCGACGAGGAAGGCGCAGGGACGCAGATCGCTGATCAGGTGCCCCAACGTAAGCTGAAAGCCGTCGATCGCATCGAGCGCCCACTAGAATCTGTTTTCTGGGGTGATGAGGCGATCAAGCTCAAGCGTCTGATCGAGGAGGTCAACAATCACAAGCAGAATATGGGCGAATCCCTGATTTTGTACATTGGCGAAGGTGGCCTACTGAAAGTCTCCGTGGACCTGATTTGAAGAAAATTCACAATTGCGCAATTTTTCTGTTTTCTTTCTCGACAAATTGGCGGAAAGAGAATTCGGGCAGCAGAAAACGCCCACCAACGGAGATTTAAAATGGCACACGAAATCGTCAATGAAATGATCGCTTACGCTGGTGAAACCCCTTGGCACGGCATTGGCGCCAAGCTGGACACCGGTTCGACCCCTGCCGAATTCCTCGATGCAGCCAAGCTCAACTGGACCATCGACAAGCATCCGCTTCAGGCTGTTGTCGGTGACACCATCATCCCGGTCCCCAACAAGTTCGCCATGCTTCGCTCCAGCGACAACAAGATGTTCGGTGTTTGCTCGGACGCCTGGACGCCTTTCCAGAACGCAGACGCGCTGGATTTCATGCGCCGCTACTGCGAAGCCGGTGGCGCCACGATGGAAACTGCTGGCGGCCTGCGCGACGGTCGCATCGTTTGGGGTCTGGCTCGCCTCAACCACTCGTTTGAGGTTCGTCCCGGTGACAAGGTCAACGGCTACCTGCTCATCACCACCCCGCACGTTGTCGGCATGAGCACCACCGTTCGCACGACCACCGTTCGCGTCGTCTGCGCCAACACGATGGCGATGGCCAACAGTTCCTCGACCATCGAGTATCGCCAGAACCACATGAGTGCCTTCGATGTCGCCAAGGCCAAAGAAGCGGTCGAGCAGGCTCACGAAAATCTGCTGCTTGCAGAGATGCGCGCCAAGACGCTCGACAAGCTGAAGCTGAACCTTGAAGACTCGGTCAAGAAGGTTCTTGTGCCGGCATTCGACGCCGATCTTGCTGCCGACGAAGAATTCATGGCTGCCAATCTTGATGTCGAAGCTCTGCCCAAGCGTTTCCAGCACATCATCGATTCGCTTCAGAATGCCCCTGGAGCGATCGAAGGCAACGGCTGGGGCACCCTCAACGCAGTGACTCACTACTGCGACCACGTTGCCGGTCACAATGCAGGCACCCGCCTTTTCCGCTCTTGGATCGGCGATTATTCGCGTATCAAGCTGGACGTTGAAAAGCGTCTGCTTGAGCTCGCAGCCTGACTCGATGTTTGGGGTGGTGAAAGCCACCCCATCCATGGACTCAGGATGTCCAAACCCAAATACCTGACCAAACCGAAAGGAATGACAATGTCGATTTCAGAAGTAACCCTCACCAGCCGTGAAATCATGTTCCTTGCTTCGACCATCTCAGGCAAAGAGGCAAAGCGTGCGGCAGACAAGCCTAGCGCAATCAGCGCATTCACCAAGGCTCTCGAAAATCGCATCGGTGAATCAAACGCGATGGACTGCCGGTGGGAGATCCTTCTGAGCGAGCATGTCAATTCCGCCCATGCTCTGGCTGGCCAGATCATCTCGAAATTCGATGGTGACGAGCCGGAAGAAATTCTGGCATCATTCATCGGAACACCCAACGCAGGCGATTTTCAGGAAACAGTTCCTGTTGCCGCCGAAACAACCACTCGTGAAGAGGAAAATGACATGAGCACCAACGAAAATGCCGGTCGTCGCGGTCGCAAAGCAACCGCCGCTGGTCGCAAGCTGAGCGCTGTGGGCACCGAGAACCCGCGTCGGGCAGGAAGCCACGGTCACCGCAGCCACCAGATCATTCTCGACAATCCCGGCATCACGACTGAGGATTTTCTGGCCCAAGGTGGTCGGATCAATGACCTGAACTGGGACATTGCCAAGGGTCACGTGAAGGCCGCATAAGGCCAAAATAGGTTCCAAGTTCGGAAAAAACGCTTGTTTCAGGACTCCCCCGGTGTTTACCCTCCCTTTAGGTTCCTTTTTTCTCTTCTTCTACTCCGTTGGGATAAAGTAGAGAGAAGATAAGAAACCTTAGAGAGAGTCTCAAAACAAGGAAAAATTCCGAACTTGGAACCTGATTGCTATTGTGGGGTAATTCATGTCTGCTAAAATTGTTGATGGTCGAATCGTCGTTGCCACCCGCGCAACCCCTGATGTGCTCGTTTTCCTGCCAACGCTTGAGGGTCGGCGCATATGGCTGAAGGGTGGTGGGCTCTCGGTTGAAGACACACCCCACAATCGCTCTGCAGTTGAAGGCAAGTTCGGCCCTGTCTCTGCCGAGGAAGAAGACGTCAAGATCGTCGGCCTGCAAAAGCGGCAAATGCCCAACTTCAAGCGCAAGCCCGAGCCGCATCAGATCGAGGCACTTCAGGCGATCGGCGACAAAGACAATTTTGCGCTGTTCATGGAGCAGGGCACCGGCAAGACAAAAGTCGGCATCGACTGGGCATGCGCTCTTTTCGTTGCTGGAGAGATTGACGCCGTCCTTGTGTTGTCAAAGCGAGGCGTTCACCGTCAGTGGATCGAAGAGGAAGTCGAAAAAGACTGCTCTGTTGATTGGGATGGTGCATTCTGGGACAAGAAGGCAATCCCTGACCGCATCCTCAAGAAAGCCGATGGCAAGCTGCTCTGGTTCGGGATAAACTGGGACGCCATCAAAACAGCTGGTGGTTTCGCGGCTGCGCAAGATTTTTGCTTGTCCCACAAAAACAGGCTTCTGATTATCGGTGACGAATCTCAGGAAATCAAGAACATTAAATCGCTTCGCTCGAAAGCAGCTTTCAAGCTCAAGCGTCACGCCAACCGGCGACTGATCACAACCGGCACCCCAATCGCCAAAGACCTGACCGACGAGTGGGCACAGCTGATGTGGCTTGATGAGTCAATCATCGGCTGCAAATACATCACAACATTCCGATCGAAATATTGCATCATGGGTGGCTTTGAGGGTCGTCAGATCATCGGCCACAAGAACATGGAAGAATTCAAGGGCAAGGTCGGACCTCATTCGTTTCGCAGAACGAAAGAGCAGATCGGAATCCTGCCAAAGCGCTACACTGAGTGGAAGTTCGACCTGACGCGTGATCAGAAAAAGATGATCAGATCAATCAAAGACGATCTTCTGGCCGAGATCAGCGAAGGCGTTGAGATCAACATCAACACAGCAGCTTCTGCATTCAGCAAGATTCAGCAAGTGGCTTGCGGATTTTTGATCGACCAAGCAAACGAAACGACCCACAGGTTGATGCCAGTCGACAAAAACCCGCGCACAATCGCAGCAATGGAGTGGCTGGCTGCGAATGAAGGCAAGGCAATCATATGGTCGGCTTTCATTGAAGACAAGGCGATCCTCGTCGAGGCGATGAAGGCGGCTGGCATCAGCTTCTGCGAATACCACGGAGCGACCTCAGAAGCAGATCGTAAGGCAGCAAAGGACACATTTCTCGACCCTGATGGGGCACAGGTACTCATCGCTGGCAAATCGGCCTCTACGGGGCTAAATTTGCAAGGCTTGTGCAATCGTGCACTTTACTACAGCAACAGCTTCAATGCGATCGACCGCTGGCAGAGCGAAGACCGCATCCATCGAATCGGAACTGTGGGCGCTGTGACGTTCACAGACCTGATAGGGGTCGGCAGCACAGACCGACACATACGCCGAAACCTTCTGCAGAAAGAAGGGATCGCCCGAATGAGCTTGGGCGATTATATCAACGCACTGGAGGATTTGTGATGAAGCAATTTACGATCGTCGAAGAGGCACAGGCTCTGGTTCGCTACAAAAATGGCATACAGAAAATCGTGAATCTCTACACCCGCAATGAGCGGCTGTTCATCCCGCAGGGAATTGGGTTCATTGCAATTTGCGCAAAAGTCGAAGACGCATTCACGACTGTCCACCCTGACATCAAAGCCCTTGAGATTGACTGTGAGGGTATTTCACAGGACAGGTTCGGAAGGCCAGCATTGCCGGAGAAAAACAGTGTTTGATAATTTGTCAGAAAAAGAAATTCGGATCGCAATTCGTCAGGCTTACGAAAAAGGCGATCACAGCCGCAAGCTCTCGATATTCGATGGCAGTTACATTGAGGAGGCAGACGTAAAACAGATCTGTTTCTTGCTCGGTGATTTTTCTGAAGAGCCCAATCTTTTCCGAGCTTTGTCTTATGCCGATCAAGAAAGCCTCGCCAAGGCGTTGCAGTTCTGTTCGGAAAAAGGATTCATCGAGCCAGAATAATTGCAATCTGCTGTTTTAATTCTGAATTAATCTCTTTCCTTTTCCGACAGATCAGCGGAAAAGAACACAGGCATCAAGAGATTGCCTACCAAAAGGAAAATGACATGAGCGACCTGCATAAATTTCTGCAAGACTGGCTTGATGCTGCGACCGGCAAGATCGAAAAGCCGACATGGTACGACGACGCCAGAGGCCTGTGCGCCTGCGCGCGGATTTGGGGTCATGCGCGGCCCCGTCCGGGTGCAAGTGCAGAGCTTGAGCATCGCCTAAAGGAGGAGTTTGGGGATGCCTACAACTACCCGTTCGGCGGGATGCATCGGTTCAACCGGGAGGCTCTTGACGGCACCATACGCCTGAACAAGGAGCGCCTCGAGTGGGTCCGGAAGGTGCTGGCCGAGAAGGCCGATAAGGCCGAGCCTGTATGGGGCGCGGCAATCGACGTCGAGGTGGTCCGCGAGCGGCCCGACTGGCTGAAGGCCAGCGACATCTGCGATATCAAGGATCGTGGTGTGTGGACAGGCGGGTGCGGCAGGTTCAAGGCGTCGGAATGGTTCTGGCACAAGGACGTCACCCAGATCAAACTGCTGGCCGACCACGCCTACTACGCCGTGCAGGAATACAACAAGGAGCACGGTACGTCGTTCGTGTACTGGGGCGGGCAGGGCGACAAGCCTGATGACTGGGACAGAGTCAGGGTAGTGCTGCGTAGTGGCGGCACGGTCCGCAGACCGTCCAACTGGAGCCACCCTTGGATGGAAGGAAGTGATGGGGAATTCGACGTCATCGGCTACACGCGCAAGGTGGAAGAAGCCCGCGATGACCTCAAGGACTTCCTGACCGAGTGGCTCGAGTGCGCAACATCGGATCGACAAAGGCCGCTGTGGTTCGACCGTGGGGTCGGCCTTTGCCAATGCGCAAGGGATTGGGACGATGCGACGGGGCGTGGTGCCCGCAGACTGCTCAAGGAAAAATTCAAGGAGGAATTTTCGAAGGCGAGCTCTTACCCCTTTGGCGGAATGGATCGATACTTTGAGGATCGGGCAAATATGTCATCGCACCAGAACCCTGAGCGCCTCGCGTGGGTCCGTAAGACGCTGGGCATTGTTGAGGATGCTGTCGTCAAACCAGACAGCAGTTTGGTTTTGGACAGGGAAGCGATGGGGCGGATATTGAAGGCTTCCTACGATCTCATACCTTTTGATCAGCTGATCGATTCTGCCATCGCTCAGTACAAGAAGGAGATTGGTCGTGGCTGAGGATGCAATCCCCCAGTGGGCGCTGCAAGAGGCCGTGAAGCGTCTGAATGAGGCTATTGGTTGGTCCTGTTATAAGATCAGGAGCTGCGAAACCAAAGTCCTCGCCCGCGTGATCGCGAAGCATGAGAAGCC